GAGAGTGTTGGCGAGGCGGCGCAGCTGGTGGGCGAAGTAGGTTGCAACGGTCATGGCGGCTTTCTGAAGGTTAGGAAAACCGCAGTGTCAGGCCATTTATTCAAAAACTTGGAATTCAGGGGCGGGCGCCGCCCAGCTGGTGCGCGGCGCCCTGGTGCTCGTCAGCGGCGACTGGAACTAAACGAACTGGACGACGGGGTATAGCTGCGCATGGCCACCGCCGGCGCGGTGTTGACGCGATAGGACGCGGTGCTGGCGATCGGGGTCACGCTGGCGCGGTAACTCGGTGTCGGGCTCGCGCTGGCCAGCATGGTCTTGGGCGGCGGTGCCGGCGGCGCCACCGCTTTGACGGCCGGCGCCGGCGCGGCCTGCTGCACGTTCACGGTCTTGTTGATGACGGTCTGGCGCACCACGGTGGGGCTGTGCGCGGCCGGCGCCGGCGCCGCCTTGTGCTGGGCGTTGGCCAGCATGTAGCCGGCGGCCGCGCCGGCCACGCCGCCGATCAGCATGTCGGAGCCACTGGACGAGGGCGCCGCGGTGGCGACGGTGACGGGCGCGGGGGAGGTGTAGGCCGGCGGGGCGTAGGCGACCGGCGCCGGCGGGCCGGAGCAGGCCGCCAGGGCGGCCATCATGCCGATGGCCAGGAAGGTGGAGCGGGCGAACGAGTAACGGGATTTCAACATGGTGGGCTTTCTAGGATGCCAGGGAATGGTGCAAGTATCCCGGCATCCACAGCGAAACTTAAAATTTAGTGGGCGGGATGGAGTTCGGCGGGCAGCTGGTCAGCGCCGGGGGCGTGTATGCCGCGTAGCGTGGTCTGCACCGCGAAGATGGTGATGCTGAGCGTATGGAGCCAGGCGCAGGTCAGTGCCGTGGTCACCGACCACACGCCCCATGGCGTCAGCTCGGCAAAGGCGCCGGAGGCAGCGCACGCCAGCAGCGCGCTGGCCAGCGCGAACACGGCGCCGACGATCAGCAGGACATAGATCATGGTGTCGGGAGCGGGTATCGAAATGCCATCCTCAACGCGCTCGCTTGCGCGCTGCCAGCGCCGCCGCAGCGCCCACAGCTCCAGGGCGGCGTGCGCCCCCAGAAACACAATGCTGGTGGTGTACAGCAAGCCGTGGGTATAGGTCGGCGTCACCCATAAGCCGGCGACGGTGTAGAGGTACAAGCCGATGGTCAGAACAATCAGCGCGGAGCGCAGCAGGCGTGGCAGTTGGAACAAGATCAAACTCCTGAAATGGTGGGAAGAATCGCCATTATTGGAGCAGTCCCTGTAAAACTTGGAATTGAGTCCTACGCCTCGGCAAACCGCTCGTCGCACTCGCCGCAGACGACATTCAGGCCTGGCTTGCCCCACACGGCAATGGCGCAGCTGCAGGTGTATTTGGAGCGGTTTGATTTATTGACGGCGGCCGCCGCGACGCCGCTGGCGGCCGCCGGCGCCACCATGGCCAGGCCGGACACGGCCGCCACATCCATGGCCTGCGCCGGCAGGTTCAATGTGATGCCCGGCGCGGCGGCGCCGGTGGTGCTAGGCACGTACTCGGTGAAGCGGTCGTACCAAGACAATTTAAATTCCTGGGTGATCAGCATCGAGCACACCGCCAAAAAGCGGCCGCCCTCAATCGGGTAGTCGGCGACCTTGTCGCCCGTCTTGCGCCCGCCCGGCTGGCCGGTCGAGGACGGCATCAGGCCGATCGATTCCATCTTATCTCCCCACTCCTTGTCATGGTAGCGCCCGCGCGGCGGGGTGCCGTGCTGCTGCTGCCACAGGTGGACCATTTCATGGACGATGGTGGCCATGGTTTCGACCAGCGGCACCACGGCGAAGAAGGCGGGATTAATCGCAATTTCGTGCAATTGATCCTTGGCCTTGTTGCCCCAGCGCCCGGGCGAAAAATATCCCATGGTGCGGTCTTTGCGCTGCAGCGTCAGCACGCAGTCGGCCAGGCTGTTGTCGAACAGGTGTTGATTGAACGTGTCGTAGGCCAGCTGCAGTTCGGCGTAGACGAGGGCGGTTGGTTTCATCTGTGGATTGTGCAATACAAAAAGAGTGACGGCATCATAGCAGAGTGTGTATTGCACAATCCAAAGTTTTTGCATGACAACACAAATCCTACTTGCGTATGACATTCAATCCTACTAAAATAGGATTTCCACTTTGACCAAGGGAGAGTAGACATGGAGCAGACTTTGCGCCGCGCCGGTGGTTCGCTGGTGATGACGGTGCCGAAAGCGTTTATCGAGCAGAACAAATTGCACGATGGATCGCGGGTGCAGCTGGAGTTGGCCGGGTCGCAGTTGACGATTCGGGCAACGCGCCGGCCGCGTTATGTGCTGTCGGAATTGCTGGCCGAAATGCCGGCGGAATTGCCGCGTGTGGAAGGCTGGGACAGCCTGCCGGCGGTGGGATTGGAGAGCGACTAAATGGCGTATGTACCAAGACGGGGTGACATCATCCACTTGCAGTTCGATCCGGCCAGTGGCCGGGAAATGAAGGGCGGCCACTTCGCCCTGGTGATCAGTGACAAGGCGTTTAATGCGCGCGGCTTGGCGATGGTGTGCCCGATTTCGCAGGGCGCCGCGGCGGATGCGCGGACGCACGGCACGGTGGTGTCGCTGATGGGCGCCGGCACCGACACGGTGGGCATGGTGCACTGTCACCAGTTGAAATCGGTGGACTGGCGGGCGCGCGGCGCGCAGTACAAGGAGTCGGTCGACGCCGCTATCTCGGACGAGGTGGCGGCCCGGATCGAAGCGATCCTGTTTGGAGACTGACGCCATGGTCGATATGAAACTGCATGGCGGCATGGTGGACATGATCGTGAGCCTGACGCATCAGGATCTGCCGCCGAACCCGGTCACGGGCGCCGCGCTGGCCGGCATTTCGCAGGCCTTATTAACCTGGCTGATGGGGCCGACCTACCTGGCCGACTGCCATTTGTCCGGCCTGTCGGCCGACAGCACGCGCCGCACGATCGCCGATATCGCCGGCTGCGTGCAGCGTGGCGAAGCGGCCCGATTTTAACGCAATGACACAAGGAGTCACGATGAACGACAACAAAGCGGTGCCGGGGAAGGGGGCGCCCCTGCGCCAGCAAGATCCGGAGGCGCAGGCGCGGATGGCGGTGGCGATGGCGGCGCGCGCCCGCGAGGCTGACGAGCGGCAAGCGCAGCTGCCGGCGATACGGCTGGAGGGAGAGGCGGCGCTGCGCCGGCTGCTGCCGATCGCGCAGCGCGACACGGGCCAGTCCGGCGTGATCGCCCGCTTCCTGCTGAACCTGTACAACGGCGAGCGCTTCCCGTTCGATCTGACCGACCTGCGCCGGCTGGACTACGCGTTGTTTGACGACTGCATGGCGGTCCTCAACATGGACTATCAGCCGGCGCAGGAGGTGCACCGATATTTCGACCACGGCGGCGCCACCTGGGAAGCCATGGCGAAGGCGTGGGGTTTTACGGACTATGCGGGCAAGGACTGGCGCTAACGGCGCCGGCGGATACGACAACCAATTTGAATAGGAAAACGCCATGAACCAATCGTGGATAGCGGGTGAGCGGCCGTTGGGTGCGACGGCGCAGGCGCAGCTGGCGGCGGAGGTGCCGGAGGTGACGTTGGATGACGCCCTGGTGCTGCTGAAGCGGCTCAAGCGTGACTTGATGCACGCGCGCCGTTTCCAGCCGGACGTGCTGCACACCTATCGTCGCGCCTGCACGTCGGCCGAAAGCGACATTGAAGAATTTCTCTCGATCGCCAAGGCGGCCGGCGCCCTCTCACCCAACCATAGGAACACATGAAGACTGCGCAAAACACGATGTTATGCTGGAACGCGGGCGGCCCGGTGGCGCTGGTGCCGTGGCCGGACGTGGACAACAAGGCCGGTGCCTATCAGAACACGGCGCTGGCGTGCTGGATCGAGGTACGGGCGATGTCGGTGACGAAGCGGCGGGCGCTGGTCATGAGTGAGGCGTTGACGTTGATGGTGCGGGACATGTGCCATCCGGCGCGGGTGCATGACGCGCTGCTGGAGTTGAGTGAATACCGGGAGTCGATACCGGAGGACATGCGGGCGCCGTACGATCATTTGCACCCGCGACGCGGATAAAGCGTGCCGGGCGCCAGCCCAAAGCGTGATTACTGCCCTAATCACGCTTTGAGCCAAAGATTATTCCAGAGGAATAATTTGCAAGTCGTTGATTATTAAGTGGGTTTCCGAAACCAAATAATAAATATTGTATTTTACATAATGTTGATTATGCGTAATTACTGATTCATTTTGGCAACTGCTTCCCGGCCCAGGTGCGTAGCCAATTCTTGAACATAGCGCGCTCCAGGGAAACCTTGAATTCACCGGTTTCTTCATCGTAGGACTTGCAGTCATTGACGCCTTCCGTACCCACGTATTGACTGGCCAGCCGGTGCAGTTGTTCTGGCTCTAGGGCGTTGATAAGCTTGGTAATTGCGCGCGCGCGTGCGGCTTCTGACTGTTCCTTGTGAACACTGGCTTGGTTCTGCGCCAGTTCAGCTGCAGACTTAGCGGCAGCCTTCTTTGCTCGCGCCTCGGCGCGCGCCGGATCGTTGCCAATTGCGCCGCCACTTTCATAGACGGTCCGCAAATAGCCGGCCGGGTTCTCCAGTTGTCGTTCACGGTCTATGGCCTGAACGTGTTCCACAGCGCGCGCGGCGCGCTCCGGGTCTTGTATCACCCATACCAAGGCTAGCTTTTCGCCAATGCCGACTTCCAGCAAGCTCTTGAAGATAGGCGATTCGCGTACGGAATCCTCAACCGACTCGGCGCCGAATAGACTCTGCTGGACTGCCGCCTTGACCGAAAACCGAATGTCCTTGACCCTGCGCAGTTCGCGCCGATACTCCGGCTCGATTTCAATATCAGACACCTTGTTGACCTCTTCCACGGACTTCTTTATGACCTCGTTCGATAGATGCTTAAACGTGTCATAGCGAGGCGCGTCAGCACCCAGCAGCTGGCGCCAAGTATCGACGCCAATCCAGCCAGTCGAACCGACGTTCTTGAAGCGTACGCAGTTCTCCCATAAAGTCAGTGCGTAGCTACTGCTGAACTCGTTCTGAATGCCCACGTTGATGGTGGCATAAATCTCCGGGTTTGCCAGTTCTTCGGCTAAGAATTGGGCGTACTGGTAAGAGCACACGCCGCCCTCGATGCGAGCGCCCGCCAATAACGCCATCGACTGCCAGGCCTTTTTCTTGCCGCTCTTGTTAAGAACGTCGAACGTTATGACGCAGCGCACGATATTCTCCAGGGCGGCTTTCAGGTTCTCGACGCCGCCATCCTGTCCCCAGCCTAATAAATCCAGCAGCACCGGAACGGGGATCGTGTGGACCGTCTTCGTCAGCAAGTCATCGTAGGCGTTGAGCAGCATGATGTTGACGATTTTCCTCTCCAACAGGGAGAGGTCGCCGCTCATATGGATGTGCGCCACGTTTTTCTTTAAAGGCCGCCGTGCCTTCGGTGCCACCATATTGGACTCGCCCATGCGCTTCCCTCCCCTATCGCCGGTACAAAACCCGGACCTTACGGTACAAAACCCGGACCTTTCCCGTACAAAACCCGGACCTTATATTTCCGCTTACGGTACAAAAACCGGACCTTTCCGGTACAAAACCCGGACCTTTCGCGTTGCACTATATAAGGTGTAAACGCTTTTAAAGCTGTTGTATTTCTAAACAGAAACAACAACAAGATTCTCGTTGGTGTTTTTTTTAAAAAATCACAAAGCCCCCTCTTCCGCTACTTCTCCAGATCCTTGAGCATTTTCGCCACGGTGCGCTCAATCGAATCAAGGCAAATCGCGTGTATCGACTTGCTGGTTGACCGTTCTAGCAAGTAGGAGAGCTTCATGTGCAATTCTTCCGGCAATCGCATACTGAAAATCACTTTAAGCCGAGGGTCTGCTTTTGCCCAAGGATACCCTTTTCCGGGCGCTGACGGCGTTTTTGCCTCACTGGTGGCATCTGGGGTTGGTGAATGATCTGTTTCGCTCTCTACGGACTGCGAGAGCGCTTCATAGCCTGCTTTGCCGTTGCCGCCCATCTTGCCTCGATTGGAAATTGCCGCTATTGCAGGCATGGTCGCGGTGGCTTCTGCTGCTGCCGGCTCTGGCCCTAACTCGGCGGTTACGGCTTCGGTCACTTGGCCAGGGGTGTAGCCTGGGTCGGCCAGTTTAGAGGCGGCTAGCTCCCTCACCTGCTCTTCGGACAATGGTTTTGGCGGCACTGTTGGCGGCCGGAACGCTGGTCGTGCATTTTTGCTCATGCCCAAATCTCCTTGTAAATTGCCTCGGCTTCGGCGATGGCCTTATTATCGAGCGCAGGCAGCTCATCGAGCGACATGCCAAATTCGGCCACATCGAAATAGGCCACGCGCTGCGGAACCATTGGCTCCAGCAACTGGTATTCTGGGCAATATTCCAGGATGAATTCCCTTACCCGGTCCTCTCGCTTGGAATTCGGGTTGGTCGACACGGCGTTGAGGAAAGCGATCGCCTGCAGCTTTGCGTTGACAATGCGTGTGTCGGCAATGGTTTGGCTCATGGATGCCATAGTCGCTGTATCGAACCTGGCCGGCCGGCACGGTGTCACCAGTTTGTCTGCGACAGTCATGGCTACGCGCAACTCAACCGAATTAGATCCGGCGCAGTCCACAATGATGTCGTCGTAGCGCGGCTTCAGGTCCAGCAGGCGCTTGGCGATGCTGTTTCCGGTCAAGGTGATGCAGTTCAGTGGCGGCTGCAGCGGTGCAAGCCCCTCCTCTTTGCCGTAGTTCTCGCGCTGCACCGCAAAATCATTTGCCGAGCCCTGCGGATCTACGTCCACAACCAGCACGTCACGGCCAGCTTTCATTCGCCACACGGCATTGTTTGCCGCATGCGTCGATTTGCCGGAGCCGCCCTTCTGCCCTCCAAAAATAACTATTGCCATATTGATCCCCTTAAAAAGTGAGTAAACCGCAATGTTTATTATGGACATCAATTTACCTAATGGCAAGTGAATTCGTGCGAATTGGTGCGATTCGATTCGGATTGATTCGAAGTGAGTTTAAGTGAATTGGTTCGGATCGATGTGACACGGAATGATGTGACACGGAATGATGTGACACGGATTGATGTGACACGGATTGATGTGACACGGAATGATGTGACACGGATTGATGTGACACGGATTGATGTGACACGGAATGATGTGACACGGATTGATGTGACACGGATTGATGTAGATCGATTCCGTGTGACTTGGTGTGGTGTGGTGCTATGTGGTGCTATTCAACATAGCTTGGAATTGCTTCTATAGCTTCGTGTGGAGTGGTGTGGTGTGATATGGTGCTATAGGGGTGATCTACTGAAGATCGTCTAGGGTCGATTTCAAGGCTAGTAGATCAATCGCATTACGCAGCGTCGGGTGCCAGTCATTCGTACCCAGGATGCGCACCGCAGGCTTGCCGCCGGCCATGCCGCAAACGAAGCCGCCCGCCCGTTCCAGCAGGTCGAGGCGGGCGGTGTCGTCCAGCTGGGCAGGTGTCTTACTGGCGCGCCTGGCCATAGACTTCAGGGTGCAGGGAAGGGTGGTGCCACGGCAGCGGCGCCGGCGTAGGCAGCGGTGCGCCTTGTGATATGGCGATGATGTCTTTCACCAGCGCGATGAGTTCGCGCCGGTTGAAGTGGAAGATGGCGCCGCCGCTGCGCTTGTGATGGGCGTTCGCCCGGTTCAGGATCAGGCTGGGCGTGACCGGAACGGGTGGCGTGAACCGTTGTTTTTTCACGCCGCCAGTGCCAGAGCCGGTTTCGACATGATAGCCTGTAATGCCTCGGGCCACTGCGTCCCGATCGGGAAACTGCGGTAGGCGATCGGCTCGCTGGCGAGCGACACCTGCAGCCGTGGGGCTTCCTTGTCGGTGCCGGGCGTCCATACCAGTTTCAGCAACGCTTCCAGGCAAGCGGCGTTGCCGGCCTGCACCGCCATCGTGGTGCGCATCTGGTGCAGGACATGCAGCGGGTCGCATTCGGTGCCCGGCGGGAAACCCGCCGCCGCGCAGATATGGTCGTAGAGGGTCTGCAGCAGCTGCTCGGTGGTGGTCTTGCCGACTTCCTTGAAGACGTTGCGGGTCGCGTCCATGCACTGGTCCGCAGCCTCGGTATCGATGCCGTCATCGGACAGGCAGGCCTCCAGCATGATGCTGGCGGCACGGTCCATGATGGTTTGCTGACGTTTGATGTAGTCAGCCTGGTTGGCTATCTGCTGTTCCAGCGCGGCGATGTAGGCCGCCGCCTCTGGCGAATGGGGAATGGCTGCGTCAGGACGCGGCTGGGCAATCGGAGCTGTCATGGTGTGGTTGGATGTCGAGTTGGTATTGGTTGATGGTTTGCAGCAGCGCGGAGCGGTACTGGGCCTGCGACTGGAACGTCATGGCATAGGCATCGCTGGCCACCAGCGCGTGGATCTCGCGCAGCGCTTGCGTCGGCGTCATGGCCGGCTCGGGCGTTTGGTAAGGGGTCATATCGGGAAGGGTGGGGCGTGGCTGGCGCAACAGGATTGCGCCGATGCCGCAGGCAAGCGTGGTCAGTAGGCCGGGCATGAATCAGACGGTGGCGGGTCGTGCATCGCCCTGTAGCAGATCGTAGGCGGCCTTCATGCCCGTGGACACCTGGCCATCCTTGTTGGGCACGATGGTCAGCATGCACACGCCGGCATTCTGCGTCAGCGGGACATCGACCGCGATCAGGGCAGGCATGTTGTGCGCCTTGCAAGCAATCTTGAGCTTGGTAATCAGCGGCTCAATCTTGGTGGTATAGGTTACGTCGATGCCGGTGGTGCTTTTCTTCTTGGTCATGCGGTGCTCCTTCGCGGTTAGAAAGTGAACAGTGGGGCCGATGGCTGGGCCAGTGGCTGGCGCGGGCCGTGGTGTTGGTCGTTGATGATCAGCACGGCGGCCGCCACCACCACCCAGATCGCCACCCAGACCAGCTTTTCCTTGCGGGGCATGGGGTGGAGGCAGGGCGGGTAAGGGGCGCCGAGTGGTGTTGAGGCGGTCATGCTGTACTCCAGTGAGCTAACGGGAGGGCAAAGCGGCAAGAGATAAGGCGGCCTACGTTCCCTGGCCGTCGAGGGTATGGGCCTATCCCTGCCCTCTGACCCGTCGGCCGCCTTATCTCTTGCGCCTTGCCCGGAATGTTGTAGGCAAGTGGAAAACTACAACTTTTAATTGCAACACAGGCGAGTATATATCAATTTTTTATTGTAATCACGCGGCTTCGTTGGAGTCTTTCCAATAGGTAACAAAAAGTGGCTGTTTTCGTTGTTGATAAGGCTATATACTTCCGCGATAACCCGGAGAAACAACTTATGCTAGGGAGCTTGCCGCTCTACCGCCATCCCACCATCACTGTCCTGATCGAGGGATCACACGAAGCCGTCGATGCCCTGTGGGCTCGGCTGGACCCTGCGCTCATGGTCCATGTGGCGGCCGATCCCGCCGCCGCCCAGGCGAGCATCGAGATCAGCACGGAGGCGCTGCATCAGCTGGGCGACCCGATCGTGTTGCTGGACCCGGACATGGTCAGCGCCGCTGCCGCGCTGGACGATCGCCTGCACTCCATTTACCGCTACATCGCGGGGCCGCAGCGCTTCTGCGCGCCGGCCGTGGTGGTGGTCGAGTATGATGCCGCCAGCCGCGGCATGGTGGCCTGCGAGGAAGTGTCGAGCGTGCCAGGCAAAAAGATCTGGTACACCGCCTCCAGCAACAGCCAGGAGGGCATCGATGCCTTCAATCAGCGCTGGATCGATCGCTTTGTGCGCAATGACCAGGTGGAATCGGTGAGTCAGCTTGAGAAAGAGATAGTGGTTTTGCAGAATGAATATTTCATGGACCGTTCGCGCCAGCTGGGCGAGGTCGAGGCCGACTCCGACGCCTACAGCTTCCTGTTCGACCCGGATTTTGTCGCATTGGTCGATGACCTGGCTGACCGCTACGGCTTTGTCGAGCATTACCTGTTCTGCGCGCCCAGCGGGTTGCTGTTCTTTGATGCCGACGCCAATCCCACCTTGATGGCGGTGCACACCGAGGACAGCATGGTGCGCCAGTTCGAACTGGCGCGGGATCTGAGCGCCCCGGCCGACCTGCTGCAGGACATTTTCGAGTGCCGGGTGGTGCCGTTTTGTCTGGAGGCGATCGGCGCCGCGCCGCAGGCCGATGCGGGCGCGCTGGAGCGCGGCTGCCGGCCGGCGTCGGTTTGTCGCGGCCGGATGGACTATTACTGGGCCTTGTTCGATCTGCCGCCGGCGTTCCGCAAGGCGGAACCATTTTCCCATGCGCGCTTCATGCGCGACTACAGCGCGGTCGCCTAGCGCGTTTCCCGGCTGATCAGCCCCATGCGCAGCGCCACGTCGACCAGTTGCGGCGTGGTGTCGGCGCCCAGCTTCTTCTTCATGAACTTGATGCGCCGATCGATGGTGGGGATGCTCATCGCCGTGATGGCGGCAATTTCCTTGCGCCCCTTGCCGCCCAGCATCAACCCGATAATTTCGATGTCATTCTCGGGCAGCGCGCGCTCATAGCGCGAGGTGGCGTAGCGCGCCGGGCTGGCCAGCATGCGCTGCATCAGCTGGTGCGCCAAGGCGGCGAGGCGGCGCAAATTTGGCTCGATGCCGGCCAGCTCATGGTCACTGATGGCGGCGTCCGGGCGCGACAGCACCAGGGCCGCCGTGCCGTCGGTGGAGCGCATCAGCCAGCCCGACCCAATGCCATTCTCCATGGCCAGCGTCCAGAAGGCGGCGTTTTTGCCGCGTTGCTCACGCGCGCTCCATGCGGCCGGCCCCAGCCCGCCATGCAGGCGCGGGTCGATCATGATCAGGTGTTCGCGCTGATAGACCTCCTGCCACCGCCCCAGAAAATTGTCTTCCACCACCAGCGCGCCCGGATCGAGTGGGTCATGGGCCAGTGCCAGCGTGTGGTTAAAGCCAAAGCGCTCGCGCGCCAATTTGGCGATCTGCGAGAACTGTTTATTGTCGGGCAGCTGCGCCAGGCCCGGCAACACCCTGTCGGCCCATGCCTCGGTGCCGTCGCGGTGATCTGGATGGGTGGGGGGTAGGTCGGGGATGACCGCAATGTTGGTCACCGGCATCGGCTGCGACGCCGGCCTGGCCGGGCGCGCCGGTGCAGCTGTGATCGGGTGCCACTGGCGGCGGCGGCGGATCTTGTTCAATGCAAAACAGGTCAGGGCGTCTTGCGGCAGGGCAGTCTGCCCATCGGGCGCCAGCAGGACGATATTCGATTCAATGCCATCCGCGGTGACCACGAAATCATGGGCGCGCTCATCGTAGTACCAATGCCAGCGTAGCCAAACCGGCGCATGTTGCGGTCCCAGCCACTCGCAATGGCCCGCCATCTTGGCAGGCAGCATGCGCCGCAGCTGGAGCAACATGGCGTCATCCAGCTCGGTCGAAATTCGGCGCGGGAGCAGGGCGGCGAGGTCTTTGCGAGTGATGCGAACTGCGGTTTCGTGGGTGTTGCCGGTCATTTTGAACTTGGTCTACGTCAAAGCGGATGGCAGTGTACCGTAGAAAACGAGTGTTGAATATCGGAAATTTTGTGCCGGCTGATAGCTTACTATCACGTTACAAGTTTTGCAATCGGGTTGGATGATAGTTAACAGCTGTTGCAATGAATTCACGAATGCTGCAAAGTGCCTACTTGTTTTTTTAATGCAACTAATTTTGGCAAGGCGATCGCATGGCACATGGCAGCGTAGGCAACGGCGCAAGCTTGAATGGAATGGATTTTGGCGCGATGACGCAGGACGAGGCGCGTTCGTTCATGAACGGCTGTTTTGACAAGATGACGACCGCCTCGCGCGTCTATGTGATGGGGGTCATGCTGGCCTGCAGCACCCAGTTTCCCAGCGCGGCGCCAGCGCATGGGCACACGCCGGCGCCCAAGCCAGTCCGCTTGCGCCTAGTGCAGGCTAGCGGCGGGCTTCGCGGGTAATTCTTCGGCAGGCTTCTTCTGGATCATCGCGGCCGACAGCAGCAGCTGCTGCTTGCCCAAGTCGGTACCTTCACGGAAGTGCGACAGCAGCACCGCCTCCTGCACCGTATCGACGTACATCAGCAGCAGCGGCGGTACCGCTGGCGGCGGTGGTGGCGGCAGTTGCTCCGGTGCCTCGCCGAAACGCAGGTAGGTTGGCGTGGTGTGCAGAAAGGCGGCGATTTTCGGCAGCAGCTTCGCGCGCGGGTACTGTTCCCCGGCCAGCCACTTGCTGACCGCTTGCGGGGTGCAGCCGGCGGCGCGCGCCAGCGCCGACTGGTTGCCCTCGGCGTGTTGGTCGAGCAACTTCTGCAGTCGCGCCGCAAACTCGGCCAATTCAACATTTGATGTGTTCATTGCAATAGATTACAACGTTTCGTTACATCCCGCACTTCAATAATTAATTGTAGAAACTGGCGTGACATTGTAATATTTCGTTTAATAAATTTACCAGATGGAAACAGCCCTTGGAATGAGGGGATTTTGCCGCGCGCGCACGGCCCCATCGGGCATCAGGGTTTAACTTTTTACTAACAGGCAGGCTTGCAATGACCGACGTACCCGCAACACCGACCAACGAAGAATCCAGTCTTGACTACTCCCGGCTCCCCATGTTCGGCGAGGACGAAGTATCACCGGAAATCATTGATCGCACGCGCAAAAACAGCGCGATTATTTTGCAAAGTTTGAACAACCTGGGCGCCAGCCGCATCGCTCGCATCATGGGCATCCATGATTCCGCCATTTCCCGCTTCAAGACCCACGGCATGCTGATGTGGGTGAGTCGCCTGTTCGCATGCCTGGGCCTGAAGATCGTGCCAGAGTCGGCCATCGTCTACCTGCAGCCCGAGGAATACAAATGACCGCCCGGCCGTCGCCAGACGCGCAGGGCGCCACCGCGCCGGATGTCATTCCGGTCGAGCCGGCCCATGTCATGCGGCCGGAGCAATACGCCCAGCAGCAGCGCCAACAGGCGTAAATCGCTGGACGAAAAAAAACCCGGCGGCAACCGGGTTTCCCTTTACTTCTAACCCATGAGAACTATGGATAAGCAAATTCTACCAGAGCGGGCCAACCCGGCCGAGCAAATTGCATTACGCACAATTGCGGACAGTCGCGGTGGCTTGACCATCAAGGCCATCCAAGAACAGAACGGCGGCCGCTCAGGCATCTTGCAAGCGGTCCTGCGCAGCGCGCTCGACCAGCTCGTTGCAGAAGAGATTCTGGAATGCGAGAAGCCCAGCCGCGGCCCCGCCATCTACTTTCTGCCATATCAGAAACCGAGCCCCTGCCTTAAAAGCATACCGGCAGCTAAAGCGCGACCCATCCGTGTGCCGCAATGCAACTGGCTGGCTGCATTGGGAGTTCAGGCATGAAGCGCGATGCCTTTACCGAACCGCTCGATCTGGGCCACGAAGGCTTGGCGGACAACTTCGCCGGCGGCGGCGGCGCCAGCACCGCGATTGCCATGGCGTTCGGCCGTGAGCCCGATATCGCCATCAACCACGATGGCGAGGCCTTGTGCATGCACGCCGCTAACCATCCGACCACCCATCACATCCGTGAAGACGTGTTTCTGATCGATCCCGCCAAGGTCACTCGCAATAACCCGGTCGGCATGGTCTGGTTCTCGCCGACCTGTACGCACTTTTCCAAGGCCAAGGGCGACAACATCCTGAATCAGAAGATGCGCGGCCTGGCTTGGGTGGTCTTTAAATGGTGTGCGTATGTAGTCCCCCGGACGATGTTCTTGGAAAACGTCGAGGAATTCATTACCTGGGGGCCACTGGATAGCAAAGGCAAGCCGATCAAGGAATTTAGCGGCCGCACCTTCCGAGCCTTCATCGATGTACTGACCACCGGCATTGCGCCGGATCACCCCGACCTGCAGGAAATTATGGAAACGCTGGGGGACGCCTTCCCTTGCTCACTGCTGTTGCGCGGGTTTGGCTACACCGTCGAATGGCGTAACCTTTTCGCCCATCACTTCGGCGCCGGCACCCGCCGCAAACGCCTGTACATGGTAATGCGCCGCGACGGCCTGCCGATCTGCTGGCCTGAACGTACCCACGGCCCGGCCGACTCGCAGGAAGTACGCAGCGGGAAATGGCTGCCCGAGGATATCACCGGCAACAACATCGACTGGTCGATTCCATGCAAGTCCATCCTGTTCGGCCGTAAGAAGGATCTGGTTCCGCCGACGCTGCGCCGCATCGGTCGCGGCTTTGAGCTGTTCGTCAAGGACACCGACAATCCTTACATCGTCAACGACAAGATCGCCGCTGCAGTGGTTCAGACCGGATACGGCGAAGCTCCCGGACAGAAGCCGCGCGTCATGGACATCCGCCAGCCGCTGACCACCGTAGTCGCCGGCGGCGGCAAGCACGCAGTGATGGCCGCGCATATCACAAAATTCAAGACGGGCAGCACCGGCCACCGCCTTGACGAGCCACTGGCCACCATCACCTCCGGCGGCGGCGCCAAGCGTCCGGCCGGCGCCGCGCATGGCCTGGGGCTGGTCGCCGCCTCGCTGATCCAGTATTACTCCGGCGGCGGCCAGAACAGCGGCGTCGATCAGCCGCTGCCCACTATCGTTACCAAGGGCCGCATGGGCCTGACGTGCACGACATTGCAGGCCGCGCACCTGGTTGGCATCGACAACCAGAGCAACAAGAGCGGGAGCTGGTCCGCCGCCGATCCGTTGACCACCATCACCACCGAAAACCGTCACGCGGTCGTGGTGAGCAATCTGGTCAAGCTGCGCGGCACCAGCCACGCGGCAGCGGCGAACGAGCCTTTAGGGACCATCAGCGCCGGCGGGTTGCATCACGGCGAGGTGCGCACCACCCTGGCTGAAGCCGAGCACGAGGCAGATGCCGAGTACCTGACGCGCCGCCAGAAGATCCGTGAATTCCTGTGGGAATACTGCCCGAGCCTGGAGGGCGTCGATCGTCCGGAGCTGGTCATGATTCGCGGTGTGCTGATGGAAGTCACCGACATCGGCCTGCGCATGCTGACACCGCGCGAGCTGGCCAACTGCCAAGGTTTCCCACGCGACTACATTCTTGACCCGTACCACACCTACACCAACAAGCGCGGAAAAACGGTCACGAAACGGCTCCCGCAGCACGCCCAGGTACGCATGATCGGTAACAGCGTTTCGCCGCCGCCGGCCGTCGCCCTGATGCGCGCCAATATCCAGCATGAAGTCATGATGGCGAGGGCTGCATGAGCGCCTTATTAGTCGGCTACACCACCAGCATCGACGTCTTCCGCGCGCGCACCGCCACCATGCGCCCGACCGTGCTGCGCAAGAAGACGTGCCGCTGCGGCCTGGCCGCCAATGCCAAGCAGTTGGCCCAGTATGGCCGCTGCGTGCGCTGCGTCAGGGAGAACAAGACATGGGCCTGACCCGATCACCGATGAAGCCCAGCTCCAAACCCATGACGCGCAGCCCGATGTTGCGCGGCACGTCCCAGCTGACTCGCACGCCCATGGCACGCGGCACCAGCCGCATGAAGACGCGGCGCCGCAAGCTCACCCCGATCCAGCAGTCTGCCCGGGAAGAGGATTGCACGCTGCGCTTCTGGTTCTGCCGCAATCAGCGCGACACCGTGGTCTGGTGCCACTCCAACCGGCTGGCGGACGGCAAGGGCATGGGCCTGAAGGCAAACGATCAAGCCGGCTGCTATGGCTGCAGCCTGTGTCACGCCTATCTGGATGGCGGCTGGGCATCCGACCCGGCCATGACGTACGAGCTGGTGCAGGAACGATTTGAACAAGCGCGCCTTGAGAGCAGCGCAAAACTACAGCACAAAGGATTAGTTGCACAATGAGTATTCACTTGATGACCCTGGCATGGCGATCCGGCGCGAAGACCGGCCAGAAAATGGTGTTGCTGGCCCTGGCTGACAACGCCAACGACCAGTACGAATGTTATCCCTCGATCCGCATGATTGCGCGCAAGTGCAGCATGTCGGAGCGGGCGGTTCAAGGCCACATTGCCGACATGGAGACAGCTGGCATAGTCCGGCGTGAATTCCGCCCTGGCCACAGCACCATGTACCACATCGAGCCCCGCAATTTCTGCACCCCCGCAGAATCTGCACCCCGTCGTAATCTGCACCCCTCCCCCGCAGAATCTGCACCACCACCCCCGCAGACTATGCACCCCGGGGGTGCAACTGCTGCACCCATAACCACCAGTAAACCATCAATTGAATCGTCAGTGAAACAAAAGAAGGGCGGGCAAGCCGCCGCCGACAAGTTCGACCCGCTCGCCGCGTTGATCGCCGAAGGCGTGGATGCGCAGGCCGCTGCCGACTGGTTGGTCATCCGCAAGGCCAAGCGCGCACCACTGACCGTGACGGCGCTGGCACAGACCAAGGAACAGGCCGAGCTGGCCAACATGACGCTGCAGCAGACGGTGCAGCTGTGCTGCAAGCGCGGCTGGCAAGGCTTTGAGGCCGAGTGGGTCGCGCCCCGCGCCGGCGGTCCGCTGGGTGCCCGTGGCGGCAGGACCAGCACCTTCGACCAAAGCATGGACGGCGCGGCCGCCGCCAAGCAGCGCCTGTTCGGGGGCGGCAATGGTTGAGGCCGATTACGACGCCTTCACGAACATGCTCAGCGCGATCGGCGACATGAAGCGACAGCCACAGTCCCAGTGGGCCTTCGGCGTCTGGTGGAAGGCGCTGGAGCACTACGACTTCCGTGCGGTCGATGATGCCCTGATCCGCCACGTGCAGAACCCGGACAACGGGCAGTACATGCCGACGCCGGCCGACATCATCAAGCTGATCGATGGCAGCAGCGTGGACGCGGCGATGGTGGCCTGGGCCAAGGTCGACCGCGCCGTGCGCACCATCGGTACCGGCCCGGACGTTGCCTTCGATGACATCATCATCCACCGCGTCCTGCACGACATGGGTGGCTGGACCAAGATGGGAGACAAGGACGAGAAGGAGTGGCCCTTCGTGGCCAAGGAATTTACTACCCGCTACCGTGGCTGCCGCACCCGCGCCGAGCTGGGCGAGTGCCCGCCGATCCTCTCCGGCTTCTACAACATGCACAACGCCTCGATCGGTGGCTTCGCCCTGCAGCCCGTCCAGCTGATAGGCGACGCCAGCAAGGCGGCGGCCGTGGCGCGCGGCACCATCCGACTGATCGGCAGCGATCGCGGCGCGGCGCCTGCGCTGGAAAACCACGCCAACAACCGCAACACCCCTTCACTCAAATTGCAGTATTTCAAGGAGCAAGCAGCATGACCATGAACACCACCACCACCAAAGCCACTGACCCGAACCGCCTGCTCGACCTCATCATCGAGAAAATGCAGCTGAAGAACGACGCCGCCCTGGCGCGCGCCTTCGGCGTGACGCCGGCGGTTATCAGCAAGACCCGCAGCTTCGTGGTGCCGTTCGGCCCGACCATGATGCTGCGCGCCCATGACCTGGCCGGCCTGACGCTGGACGAGATCCGCCGCCACCTCAACATGGCCCCATACCAGCGCGCCGACCGTGCCGCTGTGTGATTGGTGCCTGGCACTCTCGCCGCGCTTTCAGGCGCAGCGCGAGTGCTGCCAGATCCGGCTGCTGGCCACCATGCCACGCCACGCCCGCGAAGCCGGCTACCAGCGCACCCGGGAAGTGAGCGGCAAGGCGGCCGAAGAGGCCCAGCGGCAGCTGGTCAAGGCGGAATGGCAGCGGCAGAAAGCTCCGCGCACGGCCACCGCGCGCGCGGCATTGAGCAACATGAAACAAATACTGAAGGCAGCATGAAAGCAAAGAAACCCCGTAACAAGGCCTACCGGCCTAAAGCGAATCTCACCGGCGGCGGCCTGCAGGCGCTGGTGCGCATCGAGGACCGCGCCCGCATCCGCACCATCAACAACAGCACCTATCGGCCGGAGGATCTGACCGACCTGCGCACCGCCTACTGGGTGGCGTTCGCCAATTTGAAACAGGGCCACCCGACCGAGGAAGCGTGGGGCCATGTGTGCTTTTCGCTCAACCTGGCACTGGTGCTGTGCGAGCTGGGCTTCGGCAGTGAGTGGACCGACACCGTCGTCGCCGCGCTCGACGGTATTTTCAAGGCCAAGCAGCGCGGCGACCGCACCGGCCGCTACGGGCTGGACGGCGACGCCATCAAGGCGGTCACGGATGCGCTTGAGGTGCACGATCAGCAGATGGAAGTGGCCACCCGCGCGGAAACCGCGCAGGCCTATGCCATCGTGCAGCAGCGCATCGCGGCCGGCAACGTCTACACCGCCGAGCAAGTTCACTAAGCCCTTGCCGGCGGCGGCGCCGGCATTTATCACCACTGGAGCACAGACCATGCGATTCCCAGAAAAAAACTCACGCGGCGAGAAGATCCTGCAGGCCTTTTTTAAGCGCGGCGCGATGACGATCTACCAGGGCGCCGAGGAACACGGCGAGTTCGCCACCGCGCGGGTGCCGCAGGGGATCGAGCACGAAAAGATGGTGGTGCTGTACTGCGAGCTGGTCGAGCGCGGCTGCCTGATTCGTGAAGGCATCAAATACCGGCTGTCGGAGGCCGCCCAGCACCGCATGAAGCTGCTGGCCAGCACGCCCGAGCCGCGCTCGATCGTGCCGCCGCGCATCAAGAACTTCCTCAGCAAGCCTCTGTTTTTGGGCTATTCGCCGTTCACGCCGCGACGTTTGAGCTTCTAAGCACCTAAATTCCAAGTTTCTCACGTTCCAATCTTAGACTGCCTCCCGAACCGACCCAGGAGAAGCCCTTAGATGAAAAAACGTGATCCGATCGCCGAGTATGTGCAAGACTGGGTGCGCTGGTGCCAGACACGCACCTTTTACGCACCCGCCCCGACCAAGAGCCTGCTGGCGCGCATGCAGCCGGCCAAGACCGGCAGCGAGCCCAACGCCCGCAACCACCCCGACATGCAGTATTTCAACATGGCGGTGCACACCCTGGCCGACATGAAGCAGTGGCGCCGCGAGTGGCCGACGTTCAGGGCGCACTTCCTGGGGCCGGCGCAAGTGGTCAAGGTCACCGCCGCCCAGCTGGGCATCGGCACGCGCACCTACTACGACCACATCACGCGCTTTTCGCGCGCGGCCTACGTCATGGCCGAGCACATCAAAAAGGCCCATGAGGCCATGCACCCGGCGCCCAATCAACCGCCAGCGGCCGCGCCGGCGCCGGCACCAGTCGCACGGGGCGCGCATGGTCGCCTCCGTTAAGCTGATCCGCGGGATCTGGCACTACCGCTTTCAGATCGACGGCAAGCGCATCCAGCGCAGCACCCGCCTGCGCGGCCGCAACCGGGGCAAGGCCATGGCGATCGCCCAGCGCGCCTATGACGATGCCATCACCCTGCGCAACCAGGGCAAGCGCATGCCGACGCTGGCCGAGCTGGCGGCCGAGTGGCTGCGCGTGCGCGGCCCGGTGGTGAGCCGCGCCCACGCGACCAGCGTGGAGGCCTTCGCGCGCCTGCACCTGTTCGACCTGGGCGCGCTGCGCATCGAGGACATCACCACGCGCCGCGTCGAGCTGGCCCGCAACGACTACCTCAAAACGCACAAGCCGGCATCGGCCAATCACTGGCTGCGCAATCTGAAACTGGTGGTGAACTGGGCGGTGGCCGATGGCGTGCTGCCCAAGCTGCCATGGAAGGTGCCGATGATCCCGGTGCAGAAGCGCCCGCGCACGCTGCTGCCGCTGGCCGACACCGTCAAATGGTTCGCCGTCATCGATGAATTTACACGGCGCCCGGTGGCGCAGGGCGTGGCCACGGCGATCCGCATGATGTACGGGCTGGGCCTGCGCGAAATGGAGGCGGCCGGCGCGCGCTGGGAGTGGGTCGACTGGGAGCGCGGTACCTACACGCCGGGCAAGACCAAGGGCTACGAGGCCGAGCCGATCGACATGCCGGACTGGCTGGTGGCGCACCTGCTGCCGCTGCGCCGTGAGTCGGGCCTGATCGCGCCGCGCCGCAATGGCCGCCAGCGGCCCAGCGGCTTCACCGCGACCGCCATGCGCCACGCCAACACCGCCTGCCAGATCCACGGCCTGACGCCACACCGGCTGCGCGGGACGTTCGCCACGCTGCTGTCCGAGAACGGGGTACCGATACAGGAAGTGCAGGCGGCGCTGCGCCACAAAGATCCGATGACGACCATGAAGTACCTGGAGAGGAAGCGCGGCACCCTGAAAAAGGGCCAGCAGGGCATCGCCGAGCTGAACGGAATGATGCGGCAACAAAACGGCGGCGAGCCGGCTGCGGGGGCGCAGCCATGAGCGATCGGCGTTTAAGCCATAGTCATATCCGAAATTTAAGAGGTCAAAAAGACACTGTTTCAAAACAGGCATTTTTCAGGGTCGAAAACTGCAACCAAAAACAGGGCACCTGCAACCATTTTTCAGAGGCCAAAAACATGGGCGAAAACATTGTTAATTTCAGCCTGGCCAAGCTGCTGGGCACGCCGTTGCGCCTGCGGATAATTCCGCGCGCAATCAATGACTTGCTGAAATCCGCACACCCCGAAAAGTGGTATTGCTGGCGGTCGGCGCCGCCCGGTAGTTTTGCCTGTGTCCCGCACCTCAATTTTGGGCAAATTCCGTGGTTGCAGTTTGCATGGTTACAGGTTTGGTTGCAGAACGCCCCTGACCTGCAACCATTGCCGATTGAGCAAAACCGCCTCTACCTCAATAAAGCACAGCTCCGGTGGCTTACGAAACCTGTTTTCTAAGTTTCCCGCCGAACCGCCTTATCCTCGCGGCCAGCTGCAAACCAAATCACTCTCGCGCATCACAGCGCACTTGCTAAAGGAATACTGATGTCCCTGTTTGCCCACACCATGAACAACACCATCGAAGGCTTTGGAGCCAACCCGAAACGCAGCAAACGAATCGGCGTCGCTATCCTCGCCGCAGTCCTTGCCTTCGCCTTCTGGCCAATCCATAGCGTCCCGACCGGATCGCGCGGCGTCATCACCCAATTCGGCGCAATCAAGGGCATCGAGCCAGAGGGCGCCGTCATCCTGGCACCGTGGCAAAAAATGGCACTGTTCAGTGTCCGTGCTGAATCGGCCAACATCGACGGCGCACAAGGCAGCACCAGCGACCAACAGCCCGTTACGGTCAGCATGACCGTGCGATACAGCATCGCCACCAACCGCGTAGCCGATGTCTACGAGCAATACAGCCACGATGGCGACCTGTCATCCTATGTCCAAACCGCCACGCAGGAAGTGTTCAAGGCCATCACGGCGAAATACACCGCGCCCGAGCTGATATCCCAGCGCGCCAAAGTGTCCGCCGACATTAGCGCTGCCCTGAAGTCGAAGATCCAGCTCTATGGTGCTCAGGTCATCAACATCGACATGCGCAGCTTCTCGTTCTCGCCGGACTATATGGCAGCCATCGGCGCGAAGGTGACGCAGGAGCAGCTGCGACTGGGCGCCGAGAACAAGCTCAAGACCGTCGAGGCGGAACAGAAACAGAAAGTGGCTATCGCCGAGGCGGAAGCGAGCGCGAAACGTGCAACCGCCGACGGCCAAGCCTATGCGGATCTGAAGGTGGCCGCAGCACAAGCCGAAGCGCTGAAGATCCAGAGCCAGGCGCTCGCACAGAGCAAGGACGTGCTGGAGCTGCGCCGCATCGAGGTCGAGCAGACCAAGGCACACCGCTGGGACGGCAAGCTGCCGCAGGCCATCTATGCGGGCGCCCCAATCCCGTTCCTCAATATGTCGAAACAGTAGGGGTGGTGCGCGCCATGAGAACGAACGATCCACACATGGCGCGCATGGTCGGCCGCGCCAAGCGCCGCGCACTCTCCGCAGCCTTTTCCGCCGCCCGTCGAACAGCTCAGCTCCGCGACGAAACGCGGGCGAAGACTTGGCGCGACATGCAGGCAATGCTCAAGACAAACAGCGTCCGCATCCCGGGCTCGCCCATCACGCCCAAAGACTGGGCGAAGTTCTACGGCGGACCACTGTTCGATGATCACCGCGCGCTCATGGACCGTGCGATGTATTCCGTCTTTAAGTCGGGCTTTGCCATGTTGGTGAGGTCACCATTCTCCATCGGCGCGATCAGCTGCGACCTAGCCGCCTCTGATTCGCTGGACGCCCTGGCGCGCGAACACTACGACCGCTCCGAAGCCTGTGCTCCAGCTCATTCCCCGCAACCTGGCGCCACATGGCGTCTGTCTGACTATTCCACTTACTGACACATGAACGAACAGAAACGAGAACGCCTCGCGCTAGCCAGGCGATTTACCACCATCCGACAGAAGCAGCGCCGCAAACTGGCACTGGCCCTGTATGAGCCGAGTGGCGCGGAAATAACGTCAATCGGAAGACGGACCATCGAATTCGATATCAACGCAGGGCACCTTTCGGCTCACTCCTGCGCACCGGTCACGTTTGGCGTTTGGGAAGGCCCCCACCCAGTAGTGGCATCGGCAGCGGTGCTTTTCGACGTGGCAACAGGCGAGAGCATGCCTGGCCTCAATCCCGTGCACCTGAAACGAGCACTCGTGCTGAACAGGTCAGACATAGCTTACTTTCCTGCCGGCGCCATCCAGTTGGGCTGGGAGAATACTTGCGCATTGGAACGTCTATGAAAACCATCGTTGACCAGCACGGCAAACCGTTCAAGCCCAATCTATTTTCCACCCTGTCGGACAGGCTCAACCGACTTGTATCGATCGAGCTACTCGACGCCGCAAAACCATCCGAATGGGAAGCGTGGCACCGAGTATCCCAGCTGCGCAAGTCGTGCGGCGAGCCGCCGCAAACCATCACCTTCCGGCGATACAGCCCACTGACGGAGAAAACACCTTGACCGTCACCATCAACACCGAAGTCAAGATAACCGCCACCTTGACCCTCACCGAAGGCCAGCTGCGCGCACTGGACGCCATGACCGGCTACGGCGCCGATGCCTTCCTACGGGCGTTCTACGTCAAGCTGGGCAAACACTACATGAAGCCGTTTGAGCGCGACCTGCGCGACCTGTTCAAGGCCATCGATGCGCAGGTCACGCCAGCGCTGCAGGGCGTAAAGCAGGCCCGCGCCAACTTGGGGCTCGCATAATGCCGCGCCTCGGCAAGTTCGGGCCAGCAAAGGAAGCGCAGATCAAGCGCGCGATCGCATCGACCAGCATCGACAAGATGCTGGCCGTATTCGCGCATCCTGGCGGAACAGCCGAGTCCATCCACCCGTGCCTGACCAGCCAGCAGCGCGACACGGCCATCCGCCGCGAATTTGAGCTGGTCTACCGCCTTCACCTATCGCCGGCCATCCAGAAGCAACACCGCGCCGTGAGCACGCTGCTGCAGCTGCGCGCGGCATCGATCAACGCCAACCCAACACGACAACCATGATACAGACACACCCGCCAACCGAAAAACCATCCCCAGTGGCAATGCCGGAAATGCCCCTCTACCAGTGCCATAAGCAGGTTCGCGCCTTCAAGATTGGCGCTATCAGGCGCGGCAAGACGTTCTCGCGGGTCTACAGCACGGGGGTCAACCAGATGTTTGCCGTTGACGTGTACGAATCGGCCATCGTTAAGCATAACCCCCAGCTCGGTGACTACTACGTCCAGTACGAGGACGGCTATACCTCGTTCTCGCCAGCTGCAGCCTTTGAAGCTGGCTACTCGCGCATTGAAGGCGCCGAAGCTCCCACATGGGGGATGCGGGCTTGCGACCTTGGTTTTTCCAATACGCTACCAATCAAGCAGCCAACCACCGACAGCGTCACAGTCGACGGCGTCACCATCCCCGGCGGCCAGCGTGTCATCCAGGGCGCGGCCGTGGGCAAACTCTGCATCAAGCGACCCGCCAAGATCCGCGTCAAGCTGCTGGCCCAACCATGAACGGCCGCTACTTGATGGACGAGGAAGGCGAGAACATCGCCCTGCGCAGCTTCCTGAGGCTGTACGGCGGCTATAGCGACGCAATTGCCATCAGCACCATGCGCGAACACATGGAATTGTCAGGATGGGATGGCTGCTGGCCAGATTGGGTCAGCACCGCGAAGAAGGGCGAAACGCTGACCAAAGCAGGCGCCCAACTGTGGATACGCCACCTGATCGCGCTGGAGAAGAGGCCCGTCAGCATCCATCCGAAAGCATCCGTCACGATGCTCAATAGGATCATTGCGGAGCTGGAGAGCGGCGCCGGCCCCGATCGGAAGATCGACGCGCTCATTGACCTGTGGCGAAAGCGCGGCGTCTGCGGGCATCCCGACTCTGTGCGCCGATATACCGCCGTGCGCGACTTCGCATTGAAGCTGTTCCCGCGCCAACCAGGTTCCCAGCTGATCATCGAGCGCACGGGCGAGGCCGGGCAGGTCATCCAGTGCGGCGTCATTGAACAACATTACAACGTCTGGTACGAGGCACACGATCTTTGGCCACCGGCGCGGCAACTGTGCCTCATCGCCTTAAAGGCTCAGCGGGATCTGATTGCGAGGGAAAATTGAACCAACAGGATCAGCAGGCCGTCAGCATCGATCCCGCCGGCGGCAAGGACTACACGGTCGTGATCATGGGCGGCGGCGGGGATGGCCCTGCCATCAGCAGGATGCTGGCCAAGTTGGCGGCAGATGGTTTTGAGGTCGGCTTTGTCGAGAACTTCAGGTATATCAACGATATGGAGCTGAAGCCAAGCATGCTTGACTCCTTCCCCATCATCGCGGCCGACTTGATCGAGCCGCCACCGCTGCGGAATGACTTGGCTGCGCTTCGCCGCGGTGTGCACGCGCGCGAGAAGCAAAACAGGAAACGGATCACGGGGAAGGGCCGCCGGCGGTAGCATCCGTGTACTGCACTTCGCAGTGCCACACCTGGCGCGTTTCCTTGCGCGTCAGTTCGTCCGTTTCAATTCCAGTGATGCGCATCACGCCCTCACGGATAAACAAGACCTCCGCATCGTCCAGCTGGGGGAGGGCATCGGCCATGACGCCCGGTACGCTAAACCGGGCAGTCTTCGTGTGCCGCTTCCATACGGGATGATAGCGCTGATCTAAACGCAGCTCGCCCAAGGCGCCGGCACCAGCGAATCCCTCCCGCCACTTTCCCATGGGCCGGCCGCCATCCTCATGGAGCGCCATCGCTCTAACTCGCATAGTTATGCCCCATTAAAATACTGTATGTTTGAACAGTATAACATTAGGGCACAGCGCCTAGCGCTTCTCGCAGGCCATGGCAGCGTCTATCACTTCATCCGCATCCTCGCGGAACTGATCGCGGAAGTCATCGAATGTCAACGCTTCGAATTCGTCCCGTGCACGGAATGCTTGCCATCGCGCGGCATCTTGCTCCAGTTCCTCTACCTTGGCGCGGATCATGCCCAGCACCGCGAAGGAAACGCCCCACAGTTCAGCGTCATCGGCCGGGATCGCATCAGCCAGACCAAGCTTCGACGCAACCAGACGCAGGCGTTTACCGCTCTCCCTGTTCGACTCCAAGCGAGGCGTGACATATTCGTCCAGCACGGCCAGGCCAAAATCCGTATGCTCATAGATAGCGGCGGTCATGCGGCGCACCAGTCCAATTTCAGCCAGGCGCTTCATCATGGGCTTGGCTACATCGTAGCCTTCGCCATCGCTGGCGCACTCATGGAAGCGCCGCAGCGCGGCCATTTCGTCATCGGCGATCGCAACCGGCAACGGCGCTAACGGGCTATCCAGTGCGGCCGGCACCGACGAGGACGCAACAACGATCGCGCGGCCCTTGTCGCCGATCTGGTTGCCAAGCCACAACGATTCGCCATCCGGGTACACGGCGCGCCATTTGCCGTCCTCGCCCTTGTCCGGGTCCAGCTGGACGACAGCAAGTTCACCGTGGGGATGGCGCAGCGTGTCACCCACGTGGATTGGCTTGCCCTCGTAGTCTGGCCATGGCGCAGCCTGTTGGGCCGTCATGCCTTGCACCGCGTCAGCTCGTACAGCACGGCGGAGACAGTCGCCGCGACATAGATATAGCCGATCCAGCGGATATAGCCGCCGCCGTTGTTGGCGCCCTGGCGCGCCGTATTCCTGGAGTTCGTCATGGTCAAATTGAGAGTAGTTGCGCAAAGCGCAAAGTATACAGAGCCACCCCTGAAATCAGACCGAAACACTGCACGGGCGCGGCCGCAACAGGTATGCGAGATTTTCCGCGCAATTTAGTCCTCGCAAAACCCGCACAAAAGCCCGTAAAATTCGCCTCAATTCGATAGGTTGAAAAACTGACTCTTGCGAAAAGCGCCGTAAAGAAGGCCTTTCAAGAGCATCGAATGCTGCCATAGCTCAGTCGGTAGAGCGGCCGAGGAAAACGTACTTGGTGGCGTCGCTGGTTCGAGTCCAGCTGGCAGCAACATCGCGGATCAGGTTTGGTGGTGCCGTGTAAAGGCCGGCGCCATATAGCCCTGACGTAGGCGCCAAGCCTGATCCGCCCCCCAGAAAAAGTAAGGTGCGCGCCCGGTAGCCGGCAGATAGCCGGCGCTGCGGCCCGCACCGAACCCAATGTCATGTAGCTCAGTTGGTAGAGCGTCGGATTGTTAATCCGGTGGTCGCTGGTTCGATCCCAGCCGTGACAGCCAGAACACATGCGGGTGTAGCTCAATGGTAGAGCGGAAGCCTTCCAAGCTTACGACGAGGGTTCGATTCCCTTCACCCGCTCCACTGCAGTACCTTCAAGCCTGCCGGTTGGCGCGCCAATGGCCTGGTCAGCCAGAAGCCGCCAGCCGTCAGGCTTGAGGGTGACAGCGCCGATCGCACACCACGTCCCCAGCTTACCCAGAACAATCCGCCATCGGCGGGCGCAGGGTAGAGGACACCGCCGCATCACGCGGCACACCAGATCGGCCCGCCGCGCGAGCGGATTCCCTCCCACTCACCTTTGCGCCTGCTCGATCAGGCGTTTGCCCCGGCGCAGCGATGCGTGCGGGGCTTTTTTATTCGCACTACCAACCGGCCTCGCTGGCCATCAACAAGGACCAACACCATGAAGAAAGCTTTCCTCTCCCTCCTGCTGCTGTTCTCGCTGTCGGTCGCCGGCACCACCGCCCATGCGGACGACTGCTACTCGACCGGCGTGCGCGTCGGCACCGTGCAGAAGTTCTCGGCCAAAGGGCTGATGAACAAATCCTGGGAAGGCCAGCTGGTGCAGGATGGCCTGCGCACCAAGGGCGATTCGGGCGTCACCAACGTCTGGCGCTTCTCCGTGCTGGACGCGGCGGTCGCGCGCAAGATCGAGGATCTAACCTTCGCGGGCAAGCCGCTGGCGGTCAAATACTGCCAGCGCGCCGTGGTCAATCCCCTGGTGGCGGAAACGTCCTACTTCATCACCGACGCGGTGGCGCGCTAAGCGCCGTCCCGAACAGTTACCACCCTATGCCCGATCTTTCGGGCATCAGCCCCGGCACAGCGATGTGACCGGGGCTTTCTATTTGGAGCCTCCATGCCGCTGAAGGCACCTTCCATCCTGCGCGACTGGCAAACCCTGTCCACCGAGGAACAGCAGCCGACCTGCTACGACCAGCGCAATCCGGCCATGCCATGGCTCCCAGCCGACGAGCTGGGCTACGACGACGCGGAAGACCGCGAAGCGGCGCAGGCGTGGATCGCTTGCCCAGCTGCGGCCTGCTCGCTGGGCGACATGCAGGGCAGGAGCCCAAGCGGCAAGGAGCGCGCCGACGCCTTGCGCGCCTCCGCAGAGCGCCGCTGCGAAGCCAGCACCAAGACCATCTTGCAGCAGCTGGCCGACGCCATGGCGCCTCATTCCACGCAATCCCGGTAGCCGCCCACCAGCTGGGCCGGCGCCACCACAGTGAGCCTATCCCGCAATGGCAAAGAGCAAAGACGCTAAAGAAGCGATCGAATGGGATCTGATCGAGCGCGACTGGCGCGCCGGCGTCAAGTCCCAGGCGATCATGTCCAAGGAATACGGCGTGTCGCGCGCCGCGATGCAAAAGCATTTCGAAAAGCGCGGCATCACCCGCGACCTGGGCGGCAAGGTCCGCTCAGCGGCCGCCACCCTTGTCGCGCAGACCGTCGCCGAGCAGGCCGCGCCCCTGTCGGCCACCGCCTCGCCGGCGAGCGAGCGCGACATCATCGAGGCCAACGCCGCGATGCAGTCGCAGATCATCCTGCAGCACCGCAGCGACATCCAGCGATCGCGCCGCCTGTCCATGGCGTTGCTCAATGAGCTGGAGCAGCAGACCGACCACCTTGACCTGATCGAGCAGCTGCAGGACGTGCTGCACGATCCGGACGACAAGGGCATGGCGCGGCGCCTTGAGCTGCTGGAGCGGCTGACCTCGCTGGGTTCGCGCGCCGGCACCATGAAGTCGCTGGCCGACACCCTGCGCAGCCTGGTCACGCTGGAGCGTCAGGCCTTCGGACTGGACGAGAAGACCGACGAGGACAGCGGCAACGGCATCGAGGACGCCATCAAGCGCGTCGAGGAAAAGCATGGCGGCGATTAACCAGGCGGCGTTGGACGCCACCATCGCCCGTCTGCGCGCGAATATCGAGCTGCACTGCGAAACCTGCATGTACGTGCAGGACAAGAAGGGACAGCGGGTGCTGCTACGCTTTAACAAGGCGCAGCGCTACATCCACGCCAAGATCGAGGAACAGCGCAAGCGCACCGGCAAGGTGCGCGCCATCATCCTCAAGGGCCGGCAGCAGGGCGCATCGACCTACATTGGCGGGCGCTTCTACGCCATCAGCAGCATCAATTTCGGCCGCAACGCCTTCATCGTCGCGCACGAACAAAAGGCGACGGACAACCTGTTCAAGATGGTCAAGCGCTATCACGAACATAATCCGTTTCGGCCATCGACCAGCAAGACCAACAGCAAGGAGCTGGTATTCAACCGCCTTGACGGTGGCTACAAGCTGGCCACGGCCGGCTCCAAGGACGTGGGCCGATCCAATACGGCGCAGCTGCTGCACGCCTCCGAGTTCGCCTTCTGGGACAACGCCATCTTGCACATGGCGGGTCTGGGCAATGCCATTTCGGACCAGCCCGGTACCGAAATCATCATCGAGTCCACCGCCAACGGCGTGGGCGGCCCATTCCACCAGATGTGGCAGGACGCCGAGGCGGGCATCAGCGAGTACATCGCCATCTTCGTGCCCTGGTTCTGGGAGGACGGCTACCGCGCGACGGTGCCGGAGAACTTCGAACTGTCGGCCGACGACATCAAGTACATGGACACCTACGGGCTGGACATGGGGCAGATGGCGTGGCGCCGCAACAAGATCACCACCTACGGCAAGGGCTTTGAGTGGCTTTTTGATCAAGAGTACCCCGCCACGGCTTCCCTTGCTTTCAAATCTTCGACCGCCGACCCGCTGATCAACCCAACGACCGTCATGGCGGCCGTCAACAGCGACTTCCGCCAGCGCTCCGGGGCATTCGTCATCGGCTGCGACCCGGCCGAATTCGGCGCCGACCGCACCGCGATCGCATTCCGCCACGGGCGAACCTGCTACAAGATCGAGTACCACGAAAAAATGGGACCGATGGAAGTGGCCGGCAAGCTGGCCGCCTACTACAAGGATCTGCAGCCAGACGCGATTTTCGTGGACAAGATCGGCATCGGGTCGGGCATCGTGGACCGGCTCAAGGAGCTGAACATTCCCGTGATCGGGGTCAATTCGGCCGAGCGGGCGGAAGACTCCGAGCGCTACGCCAACAAGCGGGCCGAAATCTGGTACCGCTTCAAGGAGTGGCTGGAAGACAGCCCGAACCGGATACCGAACGACGCCGCGCTGATCGCCGATATTTCAGCGCCAGGCTACAAGACCCACTCCAACGGCTCCCGTCTGATCGAGGGCAAGCCGGAAATGAAGAAGCGCGGCGTCCGCTCCCCGGACGGCGCCGACGCGCTCGCCATGACCTTTGCCGAAAACGTCATCCCCCGTGCCCTGCGTGACGACTACGCAGCCGGGCACACCAGCCGCCAAGCGGCGACCACCGCAGGATATTGATATGCACACCACTTTTACCTCGCTGGCGATGTGCGCCGCCCTGGCAGCATCCCAGCAGCCACCATCGAAGCCACCGCGCCAGCTGCCGCAGCTGTCGCCCGAGCAGGAATATTTCCATCACATGATGGATGAACTGGTCGGCCTGAACAAGCGCCGGCGCGAGCTGTTCCCAGTACGCATGCCAGCACCGCACGCCTACGCCATGTACCACGCAACGGTACAGGGCGGCATCGGGCGCCAGTGCGGGAAAAGCGAGTACATCCTGCGCCGCGCCCAGCCGGACGACCTGATCATCGTGCCGTGCGAGGTCCAGCTGAAACACCAGTTCCGCGATGCCCCGTGCCGCGTGATCACCGCCGGCGAGCTGCATCGCCGCTATACCTCTCGCAACCGCATGCCGCCTGAAGTGCGCTATAGCCGGATCTGGGTGGATGAACCATATGCGGTATTCGATCAGATCGACCGCCATGAGCTGTACTTCCAGCTGGCGCGCGACACCGAGCAAACCTTCATCCTGCTGGGGCCATAGTTCCCTCACCAACGAAAGACCCCATGTTTGAATATGCAATGAACGCAGTCCAGAACGCTGGCCAACCATCAGCAGCCGAGAACGAATACGCCACCGCATGGCATGCACCAGACGGCACCACCGGCGCAACAGGCAATGCCATGGGCGGCGCCTCCGCAGCGCCAGGCGCCACCAGTACCGGCCAACTGGGCGGTGGCGGTGGCGACGGTTTCATGGCTGGCGCAATGGCCGCTCCGGGCGCCACCAGCAGCGGCCAGCTAGGTGGCGGCGGTGGCGACGGTTTCATGGCTGGCGCAATGGCAGCGCCGGGCGCAACCAGCACCGGTCAACTTGGCAGTGGCGGCGTTGACGCCATGGGCATGGCCGGAGCAGCCGCCAAGCCTGGCGCCATGCCAACCATCGCACCAGTCGCGCCGACGCCAGCATCGAAACCCTCCAGCGCCGAAGAATATGCCAGCGCATGGCACGGCAACGCCAGCCCCAAATCAAGCATGGGTGGCCCGCGCAACATGCTCCGATAGCCACCGCTCCCACCACACCTCCAAGCCCGCCCCGCGCGGGCTTTTTTCATGGGCAACACAATGACGAATACCGACGACGCCGCGCAAACGCAGGCTCAGGCGCAAGCCGAATACGAGGCCGCGGCGGCCGCCGGCATGGCGCGCGAGGACAACGCCGCCTATGTGGCGCTCGATGCGCTGGGCTCCGTCCTGGCTGCGGAATTCACCCGCGCCGAAACCGAGCGCCGTGAAACGGAAGAGCGCTGGCTGAAGGATCTGCGCCAGTACCGTGGCATCTACGATCCCGACATCCTCAAGGCGATCGGGCCGAACCGCTCCAAGGCCTTCGTGCGCGCCACGCGCGTCAAGGTCAAGACGGTCGATGCCCGCGTGGCCGATCTGCTGTTCCCGGCCAACAGCGAGCGCAACTGGACCGCCGACCCCACGCCGGCGCCATCAGTGGACCGGGATACCCGTAAAACAGTCATGGGCGCGCTGCAAGCGGCGCTCCAGCGCAAGCCGACCCAGGATGAATTCGACGCCGCCATCGCCAAGATGGTGAAGGAGGCCGCCGATCGCATGACGGCCATTATTGATGACCAGCTGGTCGAATCGCGCTACAAGCAGAGCGCGCGCCATGTCCTGCACTCGGGCCACCTGTACGGCACCGGCGTGCTCAAGGCACCGCTGGTCGAGCGTAAGACCCGCAAGAAGTTCGTCATGGAGCATGGCTGCTGGGTCATGAAGACCGAATCCTACGTGGTGCCGTTTGTGGACTATGTGCCGTTGTGGCGCTGGTACCCGGACATGTCGGCGACGCGGCTGGAAGACTGCCGCTATGTCTATGAGCGGCACCTGATGACCCGCGCGGCGCTGGCCAGCCTGGCCAAGAAGCGCTCCTTCAACGGTCGGAAAATCAAGGATCACATCCTGGCCAACCCCAAGGGCATGCGCCAACAGCGCTCGTTTGACGGCGAGATCCGCCTGATGGGCGATCGCCAATCCTCCAATACGGCCGACGATGGCCAGTACGAGGTGCTGGAGCGCTGGGGCTGGCTCGATGGCGAGCAGCTGGCCAGCGCCGGCGTGGACGTGCCGCAAGAGCGCATGCACGAGACATTCTTCTCCAACGTCTGGCTGCTGCCCAACGGCGAAATCTTAAAGGTGGTGCTACAGCCGCTCAACGGCGTCACCTGGCCGTATCACCTGTATTACGCCGACAAGGACGAAACCAGCATCTTCGGCGACGGCTTCGCCGCCATCATGCGCGACGACCAGACCATGATCAATGCGGGCACCCGCATGATTCTGGACCACGCCGCGCTGACCGCCGGGCCGCAGCTGGAAGCGAACATGAAACTGCTGGCGGCCGGTGAGCGCGCCGACGACATGTACCCGTTCAAGATCTGGCGCCGCAACGGCGAAGACCCGGGCTCGCCGGCCATCCGCGTGCTGAACATCCCGACCGGGCTGGAAGAGCTGTTCCCGATCGTCAATATGTTCAAGGAGAACGCCGACGACGTGACCGCCATCCCGCGCTACATGCAGGGCGAAAACGCCACCACCGGCGCGGCCGGCACCGCCTCCGGCATGTCGATGCTGATGGCCAACGCCTCGATCGTGATGAAAGACCTGATCACGAACTATGACGAGGGCGTCACCCGCACCTTCATCGAGGCGCTGTACTTCTGGAACATGCAGTTCAACCCAGATGACCGCTGCAAGGGCGACTTCGACATCAAGGCGCGCGGCACCGCCAGCCTGATGGCCAAGGAAATCCGCGCCCAGCAGCTGGACCAGTTCGCCGCCACCATTTCCCCGGAGGACGCTCCCTACATCAAGCGCGAAGAGCTGCTGCGCCAGCGCGCCGAGGCGCATGACCTGGCCAGCATCATCAAGACCGAGAAGGAGGTGCAAGCCGACCAGAACAACGACGCGGCCAAGGCCCAGGCCGAGCTGGCGCAGCAAATGCAGCAGATCCAGCTGCAGATGGCGCAGTTGAATGTGCAAAAGCTGTCGGCCGAAGTCGCCAAGATCGGCGCCGACGTGGACCGCATCAAGGCGATCGCCACCAAGACCAACGTGGATGCGGCGTACGCCGGCATGCAGGCGGGCGGGGTGGCCACCGAGCGGCCGCAGATCGCGCCGGCGGGCGATGCCATCCTGAAGTCAGCCGGCTTTGTGGACCATACGCCGCAAGCGCCGACCCCGACCGGCGCCCCACAGGACGCCAGCCAGGCGGCCGCCCAACCAGCACCACCGGCGGGCGACACCAGCGCGGCGCCAGCACCAGCCGATGCGGCACCGATGACCGGTACCCGCGATCCGCAAGGCGGCCAGGTCGGCGCCAATGTTGGTGAAGAGGCCGGCATCGAAACCGCGAGGATTGACTAAATGAAGACCGCCGAACAGCTGCGCGAAGCCATCCACCGCGAGTACAGCGACCTGGCCGGCTACGGCGGGCCGCTGCTGCAGTCGTTCGTGCGCCTGCTCTCCGCCATGTATGAGGAAGCCTTGGCCGACCTGGCCACGGTCCAACTCGACAAGCTGGAACGCAAGCAGGGCGCGCTGTCCCAGCTGCGCGTGCTGCACGACGCCCTCAAAGATCCCGGGCCGCACGCCACGCTGCGGGCCTGACCGATCACCCCACCACGCCCGCCCATGCGGGTTTTTTTTCGGGCCAACCCGGCCCAATAACAGGAGAACGCCACATGGCAAGCAGCAAACAACAGGCGGACGACCAAGCGGCTTTCGCCGACGAGTTCAACGCCGATGACAAGCAAAAGCCGGAGCAGAGCGAGGATGAAGCCTTCGGTCTGGGTCCGGAAGCGGGCGACGGCACCGGCGCCGATGGCGCGGCAGCGGACGCGGGCGGTGACGCTGGGGCAGGGGAGGGCGCTGACACCGGCGCCGGCGCTGGCGCAGACGCCGCCGCCGCCCCAGCCGCAGGCAAGGACGACGCGGCCGCCAAGGAGAAGGAACTGAGCGAGCGCGAAGCCGCGCTGGCCGCCAAGGAAGCCGAGCTGGACCAGCGCGCCGCCTCGATGGCCACCTCCAACGCCAACGAAACCCAGACCAGCACCGGCGAGGACGACGGCAAGGATGGCGACGACGGTGGCGAGGTCGGCGCAGAAGGTGCCGGCAGCGCCCGCGCGGCGCTGACCGAGGACTTCGGCCCGGAATTCGTCAACCAGCTGGAAGCCTTCATCAAGGAAGTGGCCGCCGGCAGCGTGTCGGGCGAAATCGGCACCCTGGCCAGCACCGTGCAGAGCGTCATCGACAACCTGCAGACCGAGCGCAACCAGCAGCACTTCCAGACCATCGCCGACGCCCATGATGACTTCATGGAAGTGGTGGCCTCGCCCGCCTTCAAGGAATGGCTCGATGGCCACCCTGAAGCGGAGAAGGCCGACTACCAGCGCGTGGTCGATTCGGGCAGCGCCAAGGAAATCATCGCCATGCTGACCCAGTTCAAGACCTCCAAGGAAGCGACGGACGCGCCGGCCATCAACGATGACGAGCTGGATAACGCCGAGGGCGTGCGCTCTTCGGGCCTGCGCCTGCCGTCGGAACCGAAGGAATCCCAGGACTACGCGGCAGCCTGGAACGAGGCCTAAGCAGCACCGCGCCAGCGCGGCCCATCGCTGGCAAACGTTGCTGTTGGCGCCTCAACAGAACCACCTGAACTTTCGGCCCAAGGCCTGACACCCGGACTGCGGTACGCCCCCAAGGCGCCGCGGCGATTCCGCACGTCCAGACCAAACGGCCTTTCTCCATTTTTAAGGAAAGCAACACATGGCTAATACCCAATACGGCGATATCTCGCCACGTACCGCTGCCTACGCAGAAAAAGAACTGCTGAAGCGCGCCATCCCGTTCATGGTGCTGGAGAAGTTCGGCCAGTCCAAACCGCTGCCGGGCAACAGCTCCAAGTCGATCGTGTTCCGTCGCTACACCGCGCTGGACCCGACCCCGACCACCCTGACCGAGGGCGTCACCCCGGGCTCGACCACCATGCAGTCGACCGACATCCCGTGCGTGCTGTCGCAGTACGGCTCGATGATCACCATTTCGGACATCATCATCGACACCCACGAGGATAACGTCCTCAACGAGGCGATCGAGCTGCTGGGCGAGCAGGCCGCGCAGATGATCGAACGCATGCGCTTCGGCATCCTGAAGGCCGGCACCAACGTGGTGTACGCCAACGGCGCCACCCGCAACGCCGTCAACACCCCGTTCAGCCTGGCGCTGCAACGCCGCGTCACCAAGGCGCTGAAACGCCAGAACGCCGAGCAGATCACCAAGGCGATCAAATCGACCCCGGCATTCGCCACCGAGCCAGTGGCCAAGTCGTTCATCGGTCTGGTGCACCCGGACGGCGAAGGCGACATCCGCAACGCGCTGGGCGCCGACGGCAAGAGCTGCTTCACCCCTGCCGAGAAGTACGGCTCCATCACCCCGTACGACAACGAGCTGGGCAAGATCGAGGACGTGCGCTACCTGACCTCGACCATCTTCACCCCGTTCGCCGACGCCGGCGGCGCCAAGGGTCTGATGACCTCGACCACCGGCGTCAACGCCGACGTGTACCCGATCCTGTACCTGGCGGCCAACGCCTACGCGATCGTGGCGCTGAAAGGCATGTTCGCGCTGACCCCGATGGTGGTCAATCCCAAGCCTAGTGATAGCGATCCTTTGGCGCAGCGCGGTCGCGTGGCGTGGAAGGCCATGCAGGGCGCCGTCATCTTGAATGACGCATGGATGTGCCGCGCCGAAGTAGCCGTTACGGCATAAGGCTTCCTGTAGTTCCCAGTAACGCCCTCTTCGGAGGGCGTTGTCGTTTCAATCCCCCATTCAGAAAGCACACCATCATGGCAAGCGCAAAAGACAAATCCACCTCCACCTCGATCGATGACGTTATCGATACCCCAGAAGCCCCGGCCGCCGCAGCGCTGGCGGTCACCGACCACGGCGACAACTTCAGCGGCGAAAAAATCGAACTGACCATCCACTCCGACGCGGGCGATGCCGGCCGCCAGGCGGTGTTCGTCGGCATCAACGGCGTGGGCTTCAATATCCCGCGCGACACGCCCGTCGCGGTACCGGTCGAAGTGGTCACCCAGCTGGAAAACTGCATGCAGACCGTCTACGAAGGCATCGAAGGCGGCGGTACCCGCGAGCGTGAAGTCAAACGCTTCTCGACCACCGTGCGCCAGATCCGCAAGTAATCGACCATGGCCGCGCTCACTGACTTCCTGCCGGAAGTGCTGCCCTACCTGCCCGGCTGCTCCGTGCCGCTGGCGTTGAAGCAGCTGCGCGCGATCTGCATGGACTTTTGCAGCGTCGCGCCCATCGCGCAGGCCACCATCGACCCGATCGACCTGGCGGCCGGCGAGCCGGAATACGACATCGACGCCCCGAATGGCACCGATGTGACCCTGATCCTGTCGGCCCGGCTCAACGGCCGCCCGCTGAGCATCATCGGGTTGAATGACGCCGACTTCTCGGCGGCGCGCACCACCATGGGCACGCCGCAGGGTATCAAGCAGACCGCTGGCAACAGCTTCCTGCTCGACGTGTCGCCCACCTACGACATGCCGCAGGCGGTAGCGCTGATCATCGCCACCAAGCCCAAGCGCAACGCCAATACCGTCGCCGACGTGCTGCTCAACGATTACGCCTACGACATCGGGCAGGGCGCCATCGGCCGCCTCTTGATGATGCCCAACCAGCCGTTCAGCGCGCCGGCCAACGCCTTCGCCTACACCGCCCTGTATGAGCGGGCACGGACCAACGCCCGCATCCGGGCTGAGCAGTCCTTCGGGCAAACCAGCGCCCGCGTGCAGCCGCGCCGCTTCATCTAGCGCATTCCCCGGCACCTGCGGGTGCCTGTTCCATCCCGAGAAAGGAGCCACATGGGCACCGTACCCTGCCGTGAAGTGGTCGATAGCGCCGGCCTGCTGCTGCAAGACAGCAAGCATGTCCGCTGGACCGCAGCGGAGCTGATGAAGTGGCTGAACGCCGGCCAGGCCGAAGCCGTCATCTACAAGCCCAACATCTGCGTGCGCAGCATCGACAAGGTGCAGGACAAGGGCACCAAGCAGGATCTGCCCGCCGATGGGCTGTCGCTGATCGACATCCCACGCAACAGCGACGGCAATGTGATCACCGTCATTCCGCGCAGCTCGCTCGATGCGCAGGAACCGGGCTGGCATCTTCCCAAGAATGCCAGCGCGACCGCGCTGCACTACTGCTACAGCGAACTGGACCCCAAGCACTACTACATCTATCCGCCATCGCCAGGCGGCAGCAAGGTAGAGCTGATCTACAACGCCATCCCGACCTCCGTGCGGATCGATGACCCCATCGCCATCGATGACATCTACGTCAGCGCCCTGGTGGACTACGTGATCTATCGGGCCTTCTCCAAGGACTCCGAATTCGCGCCGCTGTCCGGTGCCAGCGCGGCACAGCACTACACGAACTTCCAGAACGCGATCCGAGGCAAGGCCGGCAGCGAAGCCGCGACCGACCCGAACAAGCGCGACATCAGCAACCCCAACTCCAAATAGATAAGGAATCACCATGGCAGGCTTGTCCGACTACTCCGAAGTAGCCATTTTGAACGCGCTGCTGCGCGGCACCAATTTCACGGCGCCCACCAACGCATCGCTGCGCCTGGCGCTCTTCACCGCCGACCCGACCGACGCTGGAAACATCAACGAAGTGGCGCTGGGCGGCTGGTACTCGCGCCAGGCCACCGGCCAGTTCACCGCGCCGTCCGCTTCGGGCACCGCGAACATTTCGTCCAACGTCGCCTCGATCACCTTCCCGGCCGTCACCGGTTCGGCTGTCACCGTCACCCACATCGGTGTGTTTGACGCCCAGACAGCCGGCAACATGCTGCTGTCGGCGCCGATGACCTCCGCCAAAACCCTGCAGGTCGGTGACGTGCTCTCGTTCGCCCCCGGCACCATCGTCGCCAGCCTGGACTAATAACGCATGAACTTCAACGGCCTTAACCGGTCCACTCTCAACGGGAGTGCGACCCGCGCCATTGCCGGCGCCAGCTTGATTGCCATGGTCGCCGCTGTATCGGCGCAGGGGCTGTGTACGAAGTTTGGCGGCGGCAGCATCGCCATAGCGTCGGTGGTCAGCAGCAACCCGCTGCGCACCGCGCTCAGCGCGGCGACTGCCGCCAGCACGTCGAGCGGCAGCGCGCAGTGGGTCATCGCCACCGGCGCCAGCGCCACGGCGCAGGCTGGGCTGACGCTCAAAGCCACCAACACCGATGCCTATTCGGTCGCCACCGCATCCGGGTCCGCCACCGGTTTTATCACGCGGCCAGGTACCGGCAATGCCGTCACCACGGCCGCCGTCACGGCGGCGCCATCGGTCACGCTGGGTTACGCCAGCAACATCGTGGCGGGATCGAGCGCGATCGCCGACCCGAGCGTCAAGTTCAACGGGCAATCGGTCTGGGTGCGCGACGGCTATGCGCAGGCGGCCAGCACGTCCGCCGCGACGGCCAACGCGCTCAAAACCGCCCAGACCAGCGCCTTCGGCGTCGGCCTGTCGGACATGACCGCCTCCGCATTGAAAACGCATGGCGGCGGTGCGCTGTTCGACTGCCAGACTACGGCGATCGCCACCGGCTCGATCGACTTTGCCCAGTCCAATGGCATCAGCGACCTGCGCGCCGATGGGCAGGTTACCCGCTACTTTGAGGCACTCACCAGCAGTAGCCTGCAGCTGAGCGCGGTACCGACCAACACCACGCAAGGTAGCGCGGGCACGGTGCTGGGAGGCATGGCACTGACCGCCGATGCCCGACTGGCGGCCCGCGCCGGCGCGACGTTCGACTTTGCCCTGACCGGCACAGCGGACGCCAGGCTGGCGTTGCAAGGCCAGGGCGACATGGGCAGCTGCAGCAGCCTGGCGGCGGCAGGCACCGTGTATCGCCCCGGCGAGGCGCTGGCCAGCAGTGAACTCGACATCAGCGCCCAGTGGATCGTCATCCGCTACGGCGAGGCGAGCATCGCGCAGCAGCTGGTGATGAGCGCGATTCCTATCACCAATCCCGCCGTACGGGCGCCGGACGAACGCAGCTTCCGCGTGCCGTTTGACAACCGCGCGCTCCGCGTCCCCGGCGAGAACCGTACCTTCAAAGTCCTATGAGCCTACTCGGAAGCGTCACCAAGCAACCCATCGAGGTCATCGACTACGACGTGGATTACACCGACTGGCTCACGCCAGGCGATGGCATCGCGTCAGTCGATGTCCAGATCAGCCCGACCGGTCTGACCATGCCCAAGCCGCCCAACGTGTCCTCCCCTGTGGTCAAGGTGTGGACCTCCGGCGGCGTCAACGGCACAACCTACAAGGTCACCGTCACCGCCATCACTGACGACGACCGCACCAAGCAGGACGAATTCAAAGTCCGCGTGAAGGAGACTTGATGCAACTGTTTTCCAATAACGCCAGTTCCGTGCTGCAGGCCGGCGTCGCCTCCAATGGGACCAGCATCCAGCTGTCCCCGGGCGACGGCGCCCGCTTCCCCAACCCGCAAGGGGGCGACTTCTTCCTGGCCACGCTGTTCCAGCGCGTGGGGATGACAGAGCAGAACTGGGAAGTGGTCCTGATCACTGCCCGCAGCGGCGACGTGCTGACCATCGGCACCCGCGGGCTGGAGGGCACCATGCCATTCAGCTACAACGCGGGTGACTTCATCGAGCTGCGTTACACGGCCGGCGCGGTGCTGCCAGTGCGCAACGGCGCCCTGACTGGCGCCTTGAACGAGGCAGCCACCATACCGCTGGCCAGCTCGTCGGCCATGGCGATCGGCGCCGCCGGCGCCAATACCATCAACGTGACTGGCACCGCCACCATCAACACCTTTGATTCGGTCGGCGCAGGCGCCTTCCGGCGCCTGAAGTTCGCTGGCGCGCTGACCCTCACCCACAACGCCGTGTCGATGCGCTGCCTCTCGGGCGCCTCGATCGTGACCCAGCCCGGCGACTGGTCCGAGTGGATCTCGCTGGGTAATGGCAACTGGGAGATGGTCAGCTATACCCGCGCCACTGGCACCTCGTTGATTGCCCAGACCTTCGTGGCAGGCCCGGGCATCACCATCAACAACGTCAATGGCGTCCTCACCTTCGGCGCCACCGGCGGCTCCTATGCCTCCACCCTGAAATTCTCTTAACGGATACACCATGCCAGACGTCCTCACCGAATTTATTAACAATGCCAACCTCACGCTGCCAATGATTCAGGCGGGCGTACCAGTGGTAGCGAACGCGGCCGGAGAATCTGCCGTCGTCAAGGATGTGCTGGTGACATGCGCCAACGCTACCCGGCCGTTATCCCTGGGCGTGGGCTCGATTCCCTCCATTAGTTTTACGGGTAGCACTCGTCTTACCGGCACTGAAATCGTCGGCCAATCCACGTCACTTGTACTGAAAACCTCGGCAGCTGCGGTCTTCAATACCTTCTACGTGGCTAACTCACAATCTAGCGTGCTGCAATCGCAAATTGCGACCGTGTTCACATCCGATAGCTTCACTGGCGGGGGCGCAATCACGCAGACTCAAATCTTAGGGACTGCGGCCACCAGCAACATCACATTCCACCTCTTCGATCAAAGCGGCAACTACTACTATTCCGGCGAAAATAGTGGCGTGCTGTACCGCCGTGCCGGCGGCATCAATGGGGTGGAGACATCGATTCCGTTTGGCACCTACACGATGTGCTACGACGGTATCCGCTACATCTATGGCCTGGATAGCAGCAAGATCTACACCTACGACACGCAAACAGCCACCATCAGCAGCGTCGCCTATAGTGGCATAACGCCTGCCACCGCAAGCTATTGCTCCTGCGCGGCAATGGATGGTCGAGTGGTCTATCGGGCTATGGACAGTGGCAACGGGGTAGTGTCCCTGATCAATCCCGCCACTGGCGTGGGTGCCAACCTCTTCTTTGGCCAGAATACTTCCACACGCTATTACGTAGGAATCAACAAGGACACCGACGGCAATTACTACGTCTGGCACAGCTATAACGGCAGCGCTAACAACAACATCTTTTGGTGGAATATCGGCCCCAGCATCACCGCCCCGGCATCCAGCAAACCATCCGGAAATTTTGGAGTTACCAATTCAGCGTTTAACAGTTCCTCCCTCGGGAGCGGCGCAAACGGCATTCGCGCCGCAGGTAACGCCGACCCCGGGCGGGCCTATTTTATGAGCACCACGCTTTGGGTAGCCGATTTCAATGCCAAAACCCTGGTGCCGTTTACGCCAGGCAGTGGCACGATAAGCGGTGCCTTGTTTGTCCCGGCAGTGGATCAAAATCGCGCAACAACAGATTTTGGCCAAATCGGCATTCGCGCAACCGGCATCAAAACGACTTAAAGGAAGCGAATGTTAAATTACTCTTCACAGGGCAATCAGCCCAAGCTCATCGCCATCGCAGTGACCGCAATAACTGGCATTGTCTATACAGTCCCTGCCGGAAAGCGGTTTGTTGGGCAGGTCGTATCTAACACAACCCAGATTAACTACATCGGCATCAATGGTGTCAACGTGCTGGTAAATCAGTCTTCGGCAGCAACTTCGCCTCCACTGCAACTTGATCTGCCATCTGGAACGGTTATTTCAATCGCCAGCACCACTTACAACTGGACTCTACTGGGTAGCGAGCAATGATCACCATCACCATTAACCCAGATCTGTCCTCCCATTCCGTGACCGACGATGGCGCGCTCGAATGCTATCTACCAAGCTACCACCCTGAGTCACTGGTGCCGTTCGCTTCAGCCGACGAAGTAAAGGCCTATGCGTATGCGGCGTTGAATAGGCCGTACTTCTACACCCGCGTGCCAACTGCGGAGCAGAAGGCCCAGGCTGCGGCGGACGCGGCGCAAGCAGCACGCGATGTAGCGAAACAGCGTCGCGCCGACGCCGTCGCCGCCATCACCGTCAATGTGGACGGCATGACCTTCGATGGCGACGAAATCAGTCAAGGCCGCATCGCCCGCGCGATCCTGGCCATGGAGTCCGCCGGGGTGCCCAATACGCCGTGGACACTTTCCAACAACGCGGTGGCAGCCGTCACCGTTGCGCAGCTGCGCGCGGCGCTGGTCAAGGCGGGGCTGGCACAGACCGCGCTGTGGGGGATCTGATGCGGCGTATTTCACTGCTGCGGGACGGGCTGCTGCTGCGGCTACGGCTGTTGGCGTTGCTCCCAATCTGCCTGCTGGCCGCGCTGTTCGCGCTGCTGCGCCTGCTGTACTGCATCGTTGTCAATCCGGCGCGCGGCTGGGTCATTACCGTGGCCCATGACCAGCTGGCCAACGCCGCGGCGAACGGCGACCCGGACGAAACCATCAGCTCGCGTGCCTACCGCGCCCAGGTGGAGCGACGGCGCTGGGGCTGCGTCCTGTGCCGCTTCCTCGACCTGTTCCAGAAAAACCACTGCGCCCTGTCCGCAGGCACCTAACCAACAACCCGCTTCGGCGGGTTTTCCTTTTTCAGGAACTCTTACATGGCTGTCGAAACCACCGCCGCCACCGGCGCGCTCATCAAAATTTTTGGCGTGCCGGTGCTCACCAGCGCCGCCGCTACCTCGCTGGGCTTCATGTTCATGTGGCCCAGCTCCCCCAAGGAGGCGTTTATTCGCATCGGCTCGACCATCATCTTTTCCACCATCTTCGGCCCGGTGCTGGTCATCGCGCTGCGCTCAGCCTGGCCTACGCTGTTCGACTCGGCGCGCGACATCGCCGCGCTGTACGGCACCGAGCCGGCCTTCGGCTTCCTGTTCATCGCCGCCCCCGTCATGGTCGGCGCCGGCCTGCCGGCATGGTGGGTGGTCGGCGCCGTGGTGCGCTGGCTCAACGCCCGCAAGAACAAGGACATCGGCGAACTGGCGCATGACGCCATGGACATGGTCAACCAGCTGCGGGGGAAAGCATGAATCTCGCCCAGCTGATCGCCATCATGCCGTTTGCCCGGCCGCACGCGGCCAAGTACCTCGACTGGCTCAACGCCACCATGGCCGAGTTTTCCATCAACACGCCAGCGCGTCAGGCCAGCTTCCTGTCCCAGCTGGGGCACGAATCGGGCCAGCTGCAGTATGTGCAGGAGCTGGCCAGCGGCGCCGCCTACGATACCGGGCCGCTGGCCAAGCGGCTGGGCAACACGCCCGAAGCGGACGGCGACGGCCAGAAGTGGAAGGGCCACGGCTTCATTCAGGTCACCGGGCACGACAACCACGTCGCCTGCGCGGCGTACTTCAAGATCCCGCTGGACCAGATCGTTGCCTGGCTGCTCACGCCCGAGGGCGCCTGCCGCTCCGCAGGCTGGTTCTGGAAGACCCATGGCCTGAACGAGCTGGCCGACGCCGGCGACCAGGTCGCCATCACCCACCGCGTCAACGGTGGCGAAAACGGGCTGGCCGACCGCCTGGCCCTGTTCGCCGTCTGCCAGCGCGTGCTGGCCACCCCCTGATACAGGAACCCATCATGTCCAAACTGACCGACATCGTGCTGCCGCTGTGGGCGCGCCTTTTGGTGCTGCTGGCCTGCGGCGCGGCCGTCTACCTGCTGGGCCAGCTGCACGGCGAGCGCATCGCCGGGCAGGCCCATATCGACTACGTGCTGGCGCAGGCCAAGGCCGGCACCCGCATCGCGCAAGCTCAATCCCAAGTTATCTGGAAAACGGACGTACAGTACCGCGATCGCATCCAGACCATCTACGTCAAGAGAGACACCATTGAAAAATCTGTGCCTGTACTCGTCACGCCTGCTGACAATGAGCATTACGGCGTTAATGCTGGCTTCGTGCGCAGCTTCAACGCCGCCTGGGCCAATGAGCCTGCCGGACCTGCCACCGAGTCTGACCACGGACCCGCCGCCGTTCCGCTCGCTGACATCGCCGAAGCCGAAGCCGCCAACGCCGCCAGCTGCCACGTCTGGCGCGAGCAAACCCTCGGCCTGCGGGAGCTGTACCAGCGCATGAAGCACGTCATGGAACAGGGCGCCACCGCCAAGGGAGCGCCATAATGCCGGCCCCGCTCGATCTGGATACCTTCAAGGGCATCATTCCGCGCGCCGACGCCACCGCGCTGCCGGCCAACGCGGCCGTGATCGCCGAGAACATCGATTTTTCGACCGGCAAGCTGCAGTCGCTCAAGGCCGACTTCAAGCTGCGCGACCTGGCGCTGGCGGCCCAGTCGGTGTTCAGCACCGATGGCCTGCGCTTCTATGCCTGGGCCAGCGACGTGGACGCGGTGCAAAGCCCGCTGCAGTCCGGTACGTCGAACGATCTGCTGTACTACACCACCGGCAGTGACTTTCGGGTCACGCGCATTTCGCTGGCGCCGGTCAATGGCGCCGCGCCCACGTCGAGCTACCGGGTGGGCGTGCCGCGTCCCAGCGCGGCGGCCAGGATCACGGTGGTGCACCCCACGCCGCCGGCCGCCCCGGTGGCGACCGTCGAGCCGCTGCCGGCCGACACCTACGACGCGCGCTTAAAGGCGGCGCAGGCGGCCTCGGACGCGACGTTTAGCGCGTCCGTGAAAACCACCACGGAAACCCGGGCTTACGTCTATACCTACGCCAATACCTACAACGAGGAAGGGCCGCCCAGCGACCCGGTCACCGTCGATGTCAAGGCGCAGACGGTCAACGGCATCACCACCTACAGCACCGTCACGGTGGAAGTGACGTTCGACGGCAATGGCGAGTATGTACCGATCAACGCGGCGCGCCTGTACCGCGCGGGCACCTCGGACCAGTACCTGTTCGTGCTGTCGATCAGCGGTAGCGGCGGCAAGCAGACGGCCGTGGACGCGGTGCTGGGCGGCGCCCTGAACGAGCCGCTGTCGAACATCGACGCCTACCCGCCCCCGGTCAACCTGAAGGGGCTGATCAACGTCGGCAACGGCATCCTGGCCGCGTGGAAGGGCCGCGAACTGTGGTTTTCGGACGCCTACCGCCCATGGTCATGGCCACCGGCCTACATGAAGACGGTCGGCTACACCATCGTCGGCGCGCTGCCCAACAGCACCGGCGCCGTGGTCACCACCGTCGGCAAGCCGTCGATCTTCACCGGCACCAGCCCCGACGCCATGCAGGAAATCCCGCTCGACATCGATCAGCCGGGCGTGTCGAAGTGGGCCATGTGCATGCTCAACGGGTCGGCGGTGTACGCCAGCCGCGACGGCATTGTCGGCATCGCCGGCCTGCAGCCGGACATGTCGCTGTCGGAGCGCTTCTTCACCCGCAAGGAATGGCGCGCCCGCTATGGCGCCAGCCTGGGCACCATGCAGTTCGCCTACTACGACGGCCAGCTGGTGGTGTTCTCGCGTACCGGCGCCTTTACCGCCTTCATGGTCCAGCTGGAAGAGTCGGCCGGCGCCATGACGGAACTGCCCGACTGGAAAGGCACCAGCGCGGCCGTAGTCGTGACCTCGGATCAGCTCTACACCTTGAACGGCACCGGCCTGTATCAGTTCGGCGGTGGCGCCGATCTGCCGCTGCACTGGCGCAGCGCCGATATCGTGCTGCCCGGGCCGACCGTTCTGGCGTGGGCGCAGGTCGAGTGCATTGGCGACTTCACGGTCCAGTTCTACCAGGACGGCGATCTGGGCTATACCGAGCAGCTGAGTACCGGGACGACGAATTTTCGCCTGCCCAGCGGCGCCATCCCCGGCCATGCCGGGCTGGAACCGTCCGACCGCTGGCAGATCGACATCAGCGGGCAGGGTACCTTTAAATGGCTCAAGGCGGCGTCCTCGGCGCGCGGCCTGGCCGGAGCATAAGCATGGCAACCATCCCCGCATTATCGAACGCCGCCATTTCGGCGGTGCAGGACACCAGCGTGCGCAGCATCCTGCGCTCGCTGTCGGACTACCTGGCCGTGCGCAACGGCGACACCGGCAACGGCAAGGAGGCCTTCCTGACGCTGGACGACCTGACCGGCGACGGCGCCACCGCGCAAGCCGTGGCCAGCGCGCTGGCCAAGCCGATCGGCGACGGCATCGGCACGGCCAAGCCCGGCTCGCCGCTGGACAACCTGGGCCAGCAGCTGGAAGACCGGATCTTGTCGTCGGCCGCGTGGCAGGCGATGTTCGCCCGCATCGACCTGATCGCGGCGCCCGACAGCGTGCCGGGCAGCGCTTCCTGGCTGCTGCTGCAGGAGGCCAAGGCGCGCGGCGCTGCCGTCACCAACGTCAGCACCCAGCTGCAAAGCACGGCCGAATCGCTCGCCAAGACCACCACCACCCTGACGGCATCGATCAAGGACAACGCGGCGGCGATCACGCAGGAGGCCAAGGTACGCGCGGACGCCAACACCGCCACCGCCACACGGCTCGACATCATGGCCACATCCGTGGGGCAAAATACCGCCGCCATCCAATCCGAGGCCTCCACCCGCGTCAACAACGACAACGCCCTGGTGCAGGCGATCAATACCATGTGGGCGCGGGTCGGCTCCAGCGCCGCGCTGGTGCAGGGCGGGACCAACATCGCGGTCAACGACATTGGTAGTACCGTCACGAAGTTTGAGCAGTTGCAGGCCATCATCACCGATCCGGTGACGGGCCTGAAAACCACGGCCGCCCTCAAGACCGACCTGTCCCTGACCAATGACAAGGTCAACGGGCTGAGCGGGAAATGGGGCGTCAAACTGGACCTGAACGGCTATGTCTCCGGGGTGTCGCTCAATTCGGGCGTGTCCACCGGCGGCAAGGCGGAATCGTCGTTTTTGGTGCTGGCCAACACCTTCGCCGTCGGTTCGCCCGGAAAACCGGAGATGGTGCCCTTCGCCATTGATACGGCGACCGGGCTGGTGTCGATCCGCGGTGACCTGCTGGTCAAAAAATCCATCACGGCCGCCAGTGGCGTCATCGGTGACGCCGCCATCACCAACGCCAACATCAAGAACGCCGCCGTCGACACGCTCAAGATCGGCGGCAACGCCGTCACCATCCCGGTCTACATGGAAGGGTTTAATGATGGCACGAATTTCAATTCCGGCAGCCTGATACCGCGCGGCTCCGTCACGATGGTGCTGCCGGACACCGGCTCCGTGGTGGCGATCATCACCTGGCAAACGCTGTCGGCCAACGCCGGCGACGGCTTTAACTCGGTGGTCGATCTGAGCGTGGACGGCCGCTCGATCCTGCACCAGTCCAATTCCGGCATGTCGGGCTACAACCAGACCTTTTCCACCGCCACCCGCACCACCGTGGGGCCGGGCGCCCACACCTTCACCGTGTCGTTCGGCAACGACTGGAGCGTCGGCTGGTACCAGCTGGGCCGCTGGTCGGTCACTTTATTGGGAGTCATGCGATGACCGTACGGTTCGCCAAATACGATCAATCCGGGCGCATCCTGTTCATCGGGGAAGTACCGGAATCGATGCTGGACGCGCAGACCGCCGACGGCAACGCCCTGGTGGTGGGCGTGGCGGACCCCGCCACCGATTACGTGCGCCGGGGCCGCATCACGGCGCGCCCCGTCAATCCCGCCCAGCTGGACGGGCTGCAGCTGACCGGGCTGCCGGCGCCGTGCGCCATCCACATCAACGGCCAGCGCTACGACTGTCCCGACCGCGAGGCTACCTTGCACTTTTCTTATCCGGGCAGCTACCAGATCCGCGTCGAGGCCTTCCCCTACCTCGACGCCATTTTTACAGTGGAGTCCACTTGAACATTGTGCACACCGAAGACGTGGACGCGCTGCGGCGCGCCCACTACCCGCCGCTGGCCGACCTGGCCGACGCCATGTACTGGCTCAGCCGGGGCGACGACACCAAGCTGAAGGCCTACAACGACCGCGTCGAGCAGGTCAAACAGCAATTTCCCAAGATTTAAGACTATCCCGCCGACAATCGGCACCTTCTAATAAAGGACGCAACCATGTGGTTTACCGATATTCTCTCCAAAGCCGGGCAATACGCCTGGGGTCAGGCCAACGCGGCCTATGTCATGCTGGTCGATGCGCTGGGCGTGCCGCTGGCCACCAACAACGGTGCGCTGACCACCTTTGAAATGGCGGCAATGGGCTACGACCCATCGACCGGCCGCACGCCGGTGGAGCAGACCAACAACAACGTGTCGGCGCTGCTCTCGACCGCCAGCCAAACCCTGGTCGTGAAGGCAGCGCCCGGCTTCCTGCACACCTTGACGGTGTCCTGCCCGGTGGCTGGCGCGGTGGGCACGCACCTGGCGCTGTATGACAATTCGGCCGCCAGCGGCACCGCCTACCTTGGATTCATTCCACTGCCAGCAGCTGGCGCGGCGCCTGTGCAGGTCACGCTGGATTGCCTGTTCGCCACCGGCCTGTCGATCGCTCCCGTCAACCTGAGCATTGCCTCGGGTGTAGTGACACCCACCAACCAAGCCCAAATTGCCACCTCCGGCGTGCTGGTCAGCGCGTCCTACCGATAAAGGAACTCCCCTATGGCACACATGAAAGTTGTCTCCGTGACCGGCCGTACCATTGTCGTTGACATGACCTGGGACGATGGCCTGGTTAAAAACGGCATCCCGGTCCACAACGCGCCGGTGGAAAGCTTCGACCAGTGCTATCAGTTCCTGACCTCCTACCTGTCGGGCATCTACGAGCAGGTACGCGCGGCGGCCGATGCCTACGCGCTGGCTAATCCGACGCCCGACCCGCGCGTGTTGTCGGCAGTTGGCCATACCTTTGACAACACGGGTGCGGTGGTGAGCTGATGACGACGACCGTTGAATATGGCTATCTCGGCAGCACCAGCACCGAGAGCGGCGCGGGAATCTCGCGCCTGCCCACCCTGGCAGCATCCGGCGCGCCGATCTATCAGCCCGCGATCGAGGGCGCATGGTCGCGCGAGCTGCTGGCACCGGACGGCCGCATGCGCTTCGCCAAGGCCGGCAACACCAGCGGCCGGGGCGCCGCCAATGCGCTCGATGCGGTGCTGGCGGACAATTTCACCATCCTTTGCCTGGCGCGCAGCACCACCGGCGCCGACCTGAGCATTCTGGCCGCCAAGGGCACCTACGGGGTGGATAATTTCATCGGCCTGTATGTCACCGGCAGTCCTGGCTATGGCCCGATCGCCAGCGTGAAATACGGCGCTGGCGCCAATGCCATCACCAAATCGCCGGCGGTGGCGCGCCGCCGCAACGACTGGCAATGGTGCGCCATGACGCGCGCCGGCACCGTGCTCAACGTGTTTGCCGACGGGCTCAAAACGCCGGGCGTGGACGCGACCGGTACCACACTGGCCAACACCGGCGTGTTCTCGTTCCAACACAACAACGGCGCCCAGCTGGCCTGTGCACTGGTGTTCAACCGGGTGCTGAGCGATGTCGAGATCCGGTCGATCATGTCAGGCACCACGCTGCCGCTGACCGTGCCGGGCCTGATGGGCTATTACAAGTTCAACGAGGCGAGCGGTACCCAGTGCACCGACTATTCCGGGCGGGGCAACCATCTGACCTATAACACCGACTTTGCCACCCTGCAGGAGGAATGGGCGCCCGATGGCAATCTGGTGCGCGACCCGGGTTTCCTCACCAACAACACCGGCATCTGGTCCGGTAGCGCTGGCTTCAGCCTGGGCGGGGGAAAGCTGTCGCTCAACAACGCGGCCTCGTCCTCCGGCGTGGCGCAGCTCGCCTCTCAGATCGTCGCAGGCAATAAGTACCGCGTGACGTTCACCATCGCCAATTATGTTTCCGGCAACGTGCGCATCATCCTGTATGGCAGTGGTTGCAATCAGCTGACCTCCCAGCGAACGGCCAATGGCACCTACACCGAGGACATCGTCATCAGCAACAGCGGTGGGTCATACGCCAACTCTATCCGTATTCAGGCGGGGCTGGCCGGTACCACGCTGGACGTGCAGAACCTGTCGGTCATCCCGCTCACCAACTTCGATGGCGCCAGCGGCCAGCCCTTCGGGCTGCGGCAACGGCGCAATGCGTCCAACTGGTGGGACCGGATGCCTTTGGCCGTCGCCGCGCCGGGCGCCATGGGAGCGGCCGCCGCCAACAACCCAGCACCCCGCCTGACCATCCCGCCTGCCTTCGCGCTCAATGGCGACTTCACTTTCTGCATCAAAGTCAAACTGGCAGCCGCCGCCCTGCATTCGCTCAGCTATGGTTTCAACACCACCTACGCGGGCGTGTCGATTTTCATCAACGACATGAACAAGTTCAAGGTGACTTGGGGCGACGGCACCACGTATGCGTCGCTGGTGCTGCCGACCCTGTCCCGTCCCTTGCCCGCCAATGCCTGGGTGGATCTGCAGATCCAGCGGGCGGGCGACTTCCTGGCGCTCTACATCAACAATGTGCTGGCCTCCAGCATCAGCGGCATGGTCCAGCCGGCCACGGCGGCGGCGGCAGGCCTGCTGTACCCGACCTTGTCAACGCCCGGGCTCAGCCGATCCAGCCGCTGGTTCAGCCGTGCCATCACGGCCGCCGAGCGCGAAGCGATCTTCCTGACTGATAGTTGCATCAATGCCAGTGGCTTGCTGGGTGAGTGGCTATCGAACGACCTGACGCAAACGCGCCCGCTCGACACCAGCGGCAACGGAAATCACACCACGGCTGGTTCCAGCAGGGCGGTGCTCGATTCACCTCACGCCATGCCCCGCCCCAAGCGGGTCGGCAAACAGCTCGCGGTACCGGGCAACAGCCGTTTCATCGTCACCGGCCTCCCGGTGCTGTTTCATGGCAAGCAATTCGTGACCATGACCGGCTGGTCACGGTGCCCCTGCATCAAGTTCCAGCCGCCGATGCTCAACGTGCGCAATGTGTCGGTCAATCAGGAATTCATACGGCTCCATCATGCGTCCAACGGCCAGCCGCAACTAGTCATCGCCCGGGCAGGGATCGATGTCCCGACGTACAGCAGCAATTTTGGACCGGTCAGCGTCGAGGCCGAGTGGCATTACTGGGGGATTGAGTACGATTGCGTGGCCAAGGTAGCGCAGCTCTACAAGGACGGGGTGTTGTTCGGGCGTATCTCTATCCCGGCCGCCAGCACCGGTACCGGCTTCGACATGACCACCGATGGCAGCACCATGTCCACCCAGTTCGGCGTCGCTTTCGTCAACAATTCCAACCTGAACGGCAGCTACGTGGCGCAGGATGACTTGCGGCTCTATGCGCGTGCCTTGACGCCCACCGAGCATTACCAGTCCTACCTGGGCAAGGCGCCACGCAGCGGCCTGTTGGCGGAATATATATTTGATAACGACACCACCCAATGCCTCGATTCCAGCGGCAATGGATTCCATGGCACCTGGGCCAACCTCAGTCTGGCCAACTACATTTCGCAGCCTTAATCCGGTCCCGCCCCCATGAAAAACGGTGGCGGGACTAAATTCTAAGTTTTTCAAAACCCCGCCATATCATCGCGCCATCTTCACAAAGAGGCGCCGGCATGCAAGACCAAGCAGCATCATTTCACCTCACTGCCCAGCAGCAGGAAAGCGCGCAAGACGTGCTGAACCTGCTGCGTGGGCAGCTCATTTCGCCCGCCATGACCGAATCAGCCGAGCGTGCCTTGCTGGTGCAGCCGCAGGTCGCCTGCCCGGTCTATCACCATTTCGGCCCAAACCTGTACTTCCGCGAAGTGCACATGCCGGCCGACACCTTCGCCATTGGCCACCACCAGAATTTCGACCAGTGGAACTTCTTCCTGAAGGGCCGCATCACGGCCATTCTGGACGACGGTAGCCTGCAGGAACTGGTGGCGCCGATGTCGTTCCTGGGCGCGGCTGGCCGCAAGATCGGCTATGTCCATGAGGATGTCGTCTGGATCAACGTGTACGCGACGAGCCTCACGGATGTCGGCCAGCTGGAGGCGCTGCTGCTGACCAAAAGCGACAGCTGGCAGATGGACGCGGCGACGCGCCAGGCGCTGGCCGGCCTGCGGCATCAGGAAGACCGCGACGACTTCGCCGCCGCGATCGCCGAATTGGGCTATACGGCCGAGCAGGTCCGCGCCCAATCCGAGAACGAGGACGACCAGATCCCGCTGCCTCCGGGCATGCAGCGCGTCAAGGTCGGCGCGTCGCCGATCGAGGGCTTAGGCCTGTTCGCCACCGCCGATATCGCCGCCGGCGACCTGATCGCCATGGGGCGCATCAACGGCAAGCGCACGCCGGCCGGCCGCTACACCAATCACGCGCGCCACCCGAACGCCCGCATGCAGGTCATCAATAGCCGGGGCGATATCGCCCTGTTCGCGCTGCGCGCGCTGCGCGGCTGCCATGGCGGCGCCGACGGCGAGGAAATCACGGTCGATTACCGCCAGGCCAATCAGGAAGTCACCCAATTTCACCAAAGGAACCAGTAATGTCAGGAATCGCTACCGCCGTCGTGGGATCGGCCGTCATCGGCGGCATCGTCGCCAGCAAGGGCCAGAAGGCCGCCGCCGACGCGGCCAATCGTGCCACCGACGCCAACGCCTATCAGGGCGAAATCGCCACCGAACAGTGGAAGGACTACAAGGACACCTTCCAGCCGCTGGAACATGATCTGGCCGCCGAGGCCAAGAACGCCGATTCGCAGGCCAATTACGACAAGGCCGCGTCGGCCGCGCAGGCCACCGTGTCGAGCCAGATTGGCATGGCCAAGGATCGCCTGCAGCGCACCCCGGGCATGGACCCGTCCAGCGCGGCCGCCCAGACCGCCCAGACCGACCTGGCGCTGAAGGGTGCCGCGATGGGCGCGGCCGCGCAAAACACCGCGCGCGAGAACGTCACCAACATGGCCTACGCCAAGAAGCAGGATGCCGTCGCGCTGGGCAAGGGCTTGGTGTCGAACGCCACTTCCGGACTGGCCAGCGCCGCCGCCGGCGCCGACGCGATCGCCCGCAGCCAGGCCCAGCAAGCCGGCGCCACGGCGCAGGGCGCCGGCGCCATGGTCAGTGGCGTGGTCAACGGCCTGACCAAGGTGAACTGGGGCGTGGGCGGCGTGGGCAGCGGTGGCGGTGGCCAGCTGGCCGCCGTCAAGGTGCCAGCCGGTACCGACTTCGGCGTCATGAACGAGGCCTACGCGCCGCCGGTCGGCTGATCGCCCGCCATCCGCATCACACCATCTAAACAACGACAGGAATTATTATGGGTTTGAGTCTCGCAGGGGTAGCCGCCGGCTACCAGGGCTATGCCAACGAAACCGCGCGGCTGGCTGAAGAAGATCGCCGCGCCAAGGCCGAGCAGCGCGCCGAACAGGACGCATCCTTCCAAGAAGAGTCGCGCGGCCGCCAGCGCACCGACTGGCAGGAGCAGGACCGCATCAAGGCGGATCGCAAGCGCGACATCGCCGCCGTCAACGCCAAGTACGATGGCGCGGCCGATGCCGGCAGCGGCGCCGCCGACCAGGCGCTGGCCCAGCAGCAGGTCAAGGATGACCAGACGCAGGCCCAGATCGACGCCGCCCAAGCCGCGCCAGCCGACCCGACCGTCGCCGCGGTGAGTGCCGCGCCCGCAGCGCCGGCTGACTCGATCGTCACCGGCGCCGCCACGCCCGCATGGGCCAAGGCCGCCGGTGTCACGTCGGCCAAGCCCGACTCGGTGGTGCAAGACCCCGCCATCGCGGCCAAGCTGCGCGACCTGGCGCCGCCGGCCGGCGTACCCAAGCCACGCAGTTTCAACGACACGCTGGCCAAGCAGTCGGAGCTGCTGCGCCTGGCAGCCGATCGGGGCGACCTGAAGCCGCAGGATTACGCGCAGGGCATGCAGCTGCTGAACACCATGCGCACCGAGGGCGTCAACGATGCCCTGAAAGCCTTCAGTGCCGGCGACTACCAGGGCGGCATGGACGCCTTCAACCAGATTGGTAAGAACCGGGGCAGCCGCATCGTCAGTGGTGCCGAGGGCGTCACCAAGATCAACGGCCAGGATGTACCGACCCACTTTGTCACCATCGCCAACCCGGACGGCTCGCAAACCGTCATCGATTCGGCCCGCGCGCAATACCAGCTGCTGGACTTGAATTCCCAGCTGGCCCACGTCGACCGCGCCCGCCAAACCGACATGCAGGCCCGTCAGCACGCCGACCAGATCGCGCTGGGCCGCGACCAGCTGGCGCAAAGCGCCAAGGACGCCGCCGCCGGCCGTAGCCTGCAGGCCCAGCAGCTGCAGCTCACCCGGATGCAGTTCGATGCCAGCACGCCACTGGGCAAGATCAACTCCATGAGCGCCGCGCTAAAGCAACCGCTGAGCACCGACCAGATCGAAAACCTGCTGGGCGTGTCCAAGATCCCGCGCGCGGTCGAGCTGCAAGTGCAAAGCCTGATGAAGGAAAACGACACCGAGAGCCAGGCCATGGCGCGCGCGATCGCCTCGCCGGAAGGCATGAACCCGGCCGCCGCCGCCACGTTCCAGAAGAACGCCGCGATCCGCAACGGCAAGCTGAACCAGCTGCTGCAACCCTACTCGGGTGGTGCCGCCAAGGCCGGCGGCGCCAGCGCCGACCCGTTGAACCTGAACGGCCAGCTGCGCGGCACCATCGTGCCCAATCCACTGCTGGCGCCGGCCGCCGCCCCCGCCGCTGCGGCGCCGCAGCCGGTGCTGCGCCAACCGGCCGGCCTGCAGGCCGCTGTGGCGGCCGCACCGGTCCCGGTCGGCACCGTCACCGAGGGCGGCGGCGTGAACGTCGTCAACGACCCCATCCTGACCTCGCTGCGCAAGACCATCGGCGGCATCGATATGCAAGACCCGAAGAACCTGGATGTCATCACCAAGTTCGGCAAGGCGCGTAACGACCGCATCGCGCAGCTGCAAGCCAACTACGGCACCACCAAGTTGATCACCGACTAATTAACAGGATTCCACCCGCATGAATTTGAATGACGCCCGCAAGATGATGCCCGAACTCAATGGCCTGTCCGATCAGGACGCCGTTGACGTGATCCACCAAGTCTATTACCCGGCCGCCGACAAGGCCAAGCTGAGCACGCTGCTGGGCGTGGCACCGCCAGCGCCGCCGGCGCCACCGCAGGCCGGCGTGCTGCGCACCATGGGCGACATGGCCATCAAGGGCGCGCAGGGTGTGGTGGATCTTGGTTCGTCCGTGGTCGGGCTGGGTAGCCTGGCCACCGGTGGTCTGGTAGGGCAGGGCGCGCGCGCGATCGGCTACGATCCGAAGCGCACCAACGAGATCCTGGGCGAATACCTGTCCGACAGCCAGAAGGCATCGGATAACGCCGTGTCGAGCGCCGACGGCTTCACCGACGCGATCGCCGCATCGATCCAGAACCCGCGCGCTATCGCCGGCAGCATCGTGCAGTCGGCGCCGGGCATGATCGGCGGCATGGGCGTCACCAACGCCGTGGCCGGCCGCATCGCCGCGCGCGCCGCGCTGGCCACCGCCGAGGGCGCATCGGCCAGCGCTGCCCAGCTGGCCGCCGGCAAGAGCGCCGCCAAGGCAGCCGAAGCCGCGCTGGCCACCAAGGCCGGCGGCGCCGCCGCGCAGGCGGCCGTGGAGGCGGCTGGCTCCAAGCTGGTCGCGCTGGGCGCCGCCACCGAGGGCGCGCAAAGCGCCGGCCAGATCGCCGACGATGCGCAGGCAGCCGGGCGCGGCTATGGTGACTACGCGCTGCCGGCACTGGCCGCCGGCGCCGGTACCGCCGCGATCGGGCTGGGCGCGGGCAAGCTGATGGGCGATTCGGCCACCCAGATCGCCACCGGCGCCAAGTCGGCCGGCGTGCACGGCAACATGGCCACGCGCGCGGCCAAGGAATTCATCAGCGAAGGCCTGCTGGAAGAGGCGCCGCAATCGGCGCAGGAGCAGTATTTCACCAACATCGCGCAAGGCGAGCAGGACCGCAGCAAGGGCGTGGCCAACGCCGCCGGCAGCGGCCTGATCACCGGTGGCGTGATGGGCGCCGGCATGGGCGCGATCCAGCATGACCATGGCGCAGCCGCCCCGGTGCAGCTGCCCAACACCGGCCCGCTGTCGCAGGCGGCCAACGCGGGACAGGCGGCCCTCGCCGCACAAGCCAACGCCACGGCGCCGCAGGGCACCGCCGCGTCCGCAGCGCCAGCAGGCCCGTCGCTGGCCGATATCGACGCGCGCATGGCCGAGCTGGTGGCGATCGGGCAGGGCAGCACCGCCAAGCGCGCCATGGACGCCGCCGGCAACAAGAACACCATTCCGGCCGTCGCCGGTCGCCCGCTGACGCAGGACGAGATCGCCGAATTCAACGGCCTGAAGCAGGCGCGCGCCGAGCGCACTGCCATCCCGGCCGAGCAGCAGGGCGAATTCAACGCGCTGCTGCAGCAGGAGCAGGCCGAGCAGAACCAGAAATACGCCGCCACCATCGAGGCGGCCAAGGCCTCGCGCGCCGCCGCCGAGGATCAGCAGATCCACGCCATGCTGGCCGACGACGAGCGCCGCCAGCGCGAAGCCGAGCAGCAGCACCTGGCCCAGCAGATCGCCGACAGCGACGCCCGCGTGGAGCAGGCCCGCCTGGCGCAGGCCGCCGCCAACCGCGCCGCGCTGCGCGATCAGATCCTGGCCAACGACCAGTTCCCCACCGCGCGCCAGAAGAAAAAGGCGATGCGCGCCGCGCTGGTCGAGGGCGGCTACACCCACGCCGACCTGACCGACGACGACCACCGCGCGATCGATTCCGTCACCACGCTGGCCGGCGCGCCGGACGTGCAGGCCGCGCCGGCAGACGCCGCGCTGGACCCAATCCCGAGCGCCCCGAATGAGCTGGTGGACGCGGTACCGGAGCGCGCCGCCCCGGCGCCGGCACCGGCTGGCACCAACACCCGCGCCGTGGACGAGGCGATCGCCTCCGGCATGCGCTTGAAAACCGCCAGCGGCAAGCTGCTGCACAAGCCAGGCTCCAACAAGGTATTCCGCCTGTCGGATGCCCAGAAAGACTATTACCTGCAGGCCATCGAGCGCCAGGCGCGCGGCGAATCCGCGCCCGTCGTCGCACCGATCGCGCCGGCCGAAGAGCCGGCGGCACCGGCCGCAGCGCCATCGGCGATCGACCTGGCGGCCCATGAGGCGGCCACCTCGCCACTGAACGACCTGCCGGAACCGACCGAGGCCCAGAAGGAGGCGGGCAACTATAAAGTGGGCCGCGCCTCGCTGCACGGGCTGGACCTGTCGATCGAGAATCCGGCCGGATCGACTCGCCGCGGCGTGGACCGCGACGGCACCGCATGGGAAAACACCATGCAGCACCATTACGGCTATATCCGTGGCACCGTGGGCGCCGACAAGGACCATATCGACGCCTTCATCGGCCCGCATCAGGACAGCGAGAAGGTCTTCGTCATCGATCAGGTGCACCCGGACAACCGCCAGTTCGATGAACACAAGGTCATGCTGGGCTTCGACTCGCGCCAGCAGGCGCTGGCGGCCTACCAGAGCAACTACGCCGCCAACTGGACCGGCGCCGACCGCCTGACCGAAACCGACATCGACGGCTTCAAGACCTGGCTGGCGCGCGGCAAAACCGCCAAGGCCTTCGCCGACCGCGCCCCGGCGCACGCCATCGTGCACGACCTGGTGCCCGCCGCCAACGACGATGACGGCCTGCCGACTCCCGCCCCGGCCGCTGCGCCCGAAGTGGCGCGGACCATGACCAAGTCCGAGCTGAACAAGCTGCTGGTGCCCGACATGAGCGACGACCAGCTGCGCCAGGCGCGGACCGTGTTTGCCGGCCTGCCGCGCGAACCGAAGATCCTGCGCGAACTGGCGCGCCGTGGCCTCGACGCCGCAGCACCAGTGGCCGACGCCGCCGCGCCAATGACCAACACCACCCCGGCCGAAGCCGGCCCGAACGGCATGCACGCCAACGCCACCGCCCCGGAGCACATCCACGTCGGCGTGGATGACCGCGAGCTGGGCCAGATCGTGGACGAATTCAACGCCGCCCAAGCAGACATGATGGACGGCGAGCACCCGGTGTCGAACGTCTTCCAGCCGCCTGCCAAGGGCGACGTGGTGCGCCTGCAGGAGAAATCCAAGGGCAAGCTGTGGAATCCGGTCGAAGTAAAAGCCTACAACAAGAATCTGGACCTGCGGGACGAGCTGACCGCCGCCGGCAAGCCGGTACCGGCCGAGCTGGACAAGGCGATCAGCGACTTTGAGGCAGTCTACCTGCCGCACGTGGCCCGCCTGAAGGCCGAAGCAGCCGTCGAAATCGGCAGCTGGAAGGACCACGCCAAGAAACAAGGCATGGACCCGGCCACCCGCAGCGCCAACGGCCGCAAAATCGTGCTGTCGCTGTTCGACCTGTCGGGCGAATGGTCGCGCCCATGGGAAGAGGCCGGCTATCAGGTGTACCGCTTCGACATTCAGGACGATCCAGTCGTCGGCGACGTGAATAACTTCTCGACCGACTTCTTCGGCGACTGGTTCGGCGACTTCGACGGGCTGGACATCTACGCCATTCTGGCGGCCACCCCCTGCACTGACTTCGCCGTGTCCGGCGCGCGCCACTTCGCCGCCAAGGATGCTGACGGGCGCACCGTGGCCAGCGTCAAGCTGGTGCACCAGACGCTGCGCACCATCGAATACTTCAAGCCGGCCGTATGGGGACTGGAAAACCCGGTCGGCCGCATCGAGAAGCTGGGCGGACTGCCACCATGGCGTTTGTCGTTCGACCCGAACCACCTGGGCGATTCCTACACCAAGAAAACCCTGATCTGGGGCCGCTTCAACGCCAACCTGCCCGTGGCGCCGGTCGAGCCGACCGAGGGCAGCAAGATGCACAAGCTGTACGGCGGCAAGAGCATGGCCACCAAGAACGCGCGCAGCGTCACCCCCGAAGGTTTTAGTTATGGCTTCTTCATGGCCAACAACGCCATCGACCACCCCGCCATGGCGATCGCCAACAAGTACGACCGTTTGGACCGCAGCCTGATCGAGCAGGCCTTGGCCACCGGCGTGACCGAGGACCAGATCAACGACGCGGTCGAGGACCACTACTATATGGATCTGGACGACGACGCCGCCAACGACGCCCTGCGCACGCTGATTGACGCGGCCAGCGCGCCCGTCGAGGTTAAATATTACCCGCTGCGGGACCGTCACGACCAGCTGCGCATCAAGGGCGACTGGGAGCCACAGGGCAACGATTGGGCCAAGATCCCGGCCACGAATTCGCCGGCGGGCATCGAGGCGGCCATCGCGCAGGAGCGCGCCGACGGCAGCGCGCCGGTGCTGCGTCCCGCCCCGAACCATCCCGACCTGAAGAGCTACACCACCGAGGAAGCGCAAGCCGAGTGGGATAGCGCCCGCCCGGGCAAGCGCGGCATGTTCCTGGGCCGCATCGAGCAGCGCGACTCGGACATGCTGGGCAAGAGCTGGGACGAGCTGACGCCGGCCGAGCGCCTGGCCGTGCAACACGCCCTGAACGAAGATTTTTACTCCAACATGTGGTACGTCAACACCCGTGGCCAGCAGGTCGCCCTGGGTGACATGCCGCAGGCGGCGCCGAAATCGGCCGCCCAGCTGGCCGACGAGCAGGCCGCCATCACCTGGGCCGACATGCCCCCGCGCGAGCGCTACAGCCTGCTGTTGGCGCACCATGTCGGCAAGGATGCCGAGCAGGGCCAGCACGTCAACTGGGACCAGCTGGGGCCGGATCTGCGCGCGCGCATCGCCGCCACCCTGGCGGCGCAGGCCCGCGCACCGCTGGCCGCGGCTGAAGCGCCGGCCGAGGCGAAACCCGCCAAAAAGGGTAAGGCCAAGGCCGCGCCAGGCGCCGCCGTGCTGCGTCAGGATTACGGCGTCAAGCACATCGACGGCTATACCGACACCCCGGAACTGCCGGCCGACCGCAATGGCGACCAGCCAACGGGCGGCGTCAAGGAAGCCTTCTTAAAAGACACCAAGGCCTATCTGCAGGATGTCGCCGCCGTGCTGCAGGAGCGCGGTTTTACGGCGCACGTCGATGGCAAGGGTAAGGCCATGAAACCGGTCCACATCAGCGAGGGCGGGCCGGCTGGTTCGGGCGATGTCAGCCTGGCGATGTACAACGAGAGCGCCAAGCAGGGCATTTACGTCAAGATCGGCGAAACACTGGGCGGCTTTGCGCCGTCCACTGCCAGCAACATCGGCGTCATGATGCGCGTCACCGAGCGCGCCAACCCGTACGGCGGCCATGAAAACCGCTGGATGCCAACCGACTTGAACGCCAAAGAGCTGGCCAGTTACATCGAAACGGCGGTGACCCCGTATGCGGCAGCGGCAAAATCCACTACACTGACCCCTAATCAAGAGCAGAAAGACAACGATGGACATAGCGACACTGGCCGCCCAAGCGCGGCACCACTGGACCACCTGGCTGCCGGCCAAGACGGCGCGGCTGCAGTCGGAGGGCACGCTGACGGAAGCGACGCAGGCGGCCGCGAAGGCGGCGCAGCAGCAGATCAGCGAGCTGATGAGCCTGCACGGGCACAAGGAGCACGAAGCGCTGGAGTCGGCGCTGAAGGACCACATCCTGTTACCGCCGGAACCGCCAAGCGCGGACGACTGGGAAGCGCAGGAGCTGAACGCCAAGGAAACGCAGTACCAGCAGATGATGCGCGCGGCGCAGCCCCGGATCGATCCGTCGGACGAGCGCGTGGTGTAACGCCGGCGGCACTGGCCGCCCAAGCTGAGCCGGCCGCCCCGGCCGTACAGCGCACCGTGCCGGCGGCGCCCAACGTCCCGGCCCAGAATTTCCGTATCACCGACGCCCTGCAGCTGGGCGAAGGTTCCGAACTGGTTAAATTCAACGACAACCTGACCGCGATCGCCACCTTGAAAGCGATCGAGGGCGAGAACCGCCGCGCCACCCCGGCCGAGCAATCTCTGCTGGCCCGCTACGTGGGTTGGGGTGGGCTGGCCAACGCCTTCCCATCGCCGGAAACGGGCGAATACAAGGACGCCTGGGCCAAGCGCGGCCCGCAGCTGGCCGAACTGCTCACGCCCAAGGAATACGCGCTGGCGCGCCGCTCCACGCTCGATTCGCACTACACCTCGAAAACGGTGGTGGACGCCATGTGGGCGGCCGCGCGCCGTCTGGGCTATCAGGGTGGCCTGGCGCTGGAGTCGTCCATGGGCGCCGGCAATTTTATCGGCCTGATGCCCGAGCAGCTGGCCAGCCACACCAAGTTCGTCGGCGTCGAGTACGACAGCCTGACCGCGCGCATCGCCAGCCTGCTGTATCCGCAGGAAACCGTCTTGAATGCCGGCTTCCAGAACGTGCCACTGCCGGACGGCAGTTTCGACCTGGCGATCGGCAATCCGCCGTTCGGCGAGCAGTCGCTGCGCTTCCAGTTCAAGCCGGAAATCAATGGCCATTCGATCCACAACCAATTCTTCCTGGGCGCGATCGACGCCGTAAAACCGGGCGGCCTGCAGGTGCAGGTTGTCTCGCGCTACCTGCTCGACAAGCAGGACAAAAGCTCGCGCGTGGCGCTGGCCAAGCGCGCCAAGCTGCTGGGCGCGATCCGCCTGCCCGACACCGCCTTCAAGGAAAACGCCCGTACGTCGGTCGTCACCGATATCGTGTTCCTGCAGCGCCTGACCCCGGCCGAAGAGACACACATGGCCATCGCCTTCGACGCCGCGGCCGCGCGTCCGGAGAAGAGCCGCGATGCCGAGGCGGAGCGCCAGGCGCTGATCGCGCATATCCCGGCATGGGTCAACACCACCACCGTGGCCGACCCGCTGGGCGGCGACGCGATCCCCGTCAACAGCTACTTCGCCGCGCACCCGGACATGGTGCTGGGCACGCTGGAGCGCTCCGGCAAGATGGCCTACCGGGGCGACGTGACGGTGCGCCCGGCCGAGGGCATCGCATTGTCCGAGCAGCTGGCGCGCGCGATCGCCGCGCTGCCGCAGGATGTCATGGTGCAGGCGCCGGACGCGATCGCCGCGTCGCTGGCGCGTCACAAGGACATGAGCGAGGCGCTGCGCATCGTGTTGGCCGGCCATGAGAATGGCGCCATCCGTCTGGAAAACGACGGTGCGCTGATGCAGGTCATCGAGCGCGAAACCCCGGAGGGTGGCTACGAGCTGACCCGCCGCGTGCTGTCGCCCACCTCGCCATGGTCGGACCAGCTGTATCTGGACCGCAATGGCCAGTGGTACAGCGTGGAGGCGGTCAACGGCACCGACGGCAAGCCACTGAAGGTCATCAAGGATGGCAAGGTCACCAAGCGCAACGTTTACGAGCGCAAGAGCTTCGGCAGCGATGCCGAGATCCCGGCCAGCATGCAGCTGGGGCAGACCCGCTTTGAGCGCTTAAAACAGATGGTGCAGCTGCGTGACCTATTAAAAGAGCAGATCACGCGCGAAACCGAGAACGCCACCGAGGCCGACATCGAGGCCAACCGCGCCCAGCTGGCGCAGGCCTATGCCGCCTTCACCAAGGCGCACGGCTACATCAACGAGCCGGCCAACGCCGCCCTGGTGGCCAACATGCCAGACGGCGCGCTGGTGCAGGCGCTGGAATTTGGCTACCGCCCGGCCATTTCGGCCGCGCGCGCCGCCCGCGCCAAGGAAAAAGCCCGTCCGGCGTCCGCCGAGCCGGCGCCGATCCTGTCCAAGCGCGTGATTGTTCCGTACGAGGCACCGACCGCCGCGTCATCGACCGCCGACGCGCTGGCCATCACCCTGGCCGAGCAGGGCAAGGTGGATCTGGAGCGCATCGGCGCCCTGGTGGGCAAGAGCGCGGCCGACATCGCCGCCGACATGGCCGCCATGGAGCACCCGCTGCTGTTCAAAGACCCGGAATCGGGCCAGTGGCAGACCCGCAGCGAGTACCTGTCGGGCCAAGTGAAACGCAAGCTGGGCGCAGCCCGCGAGGCCGGCCTGCAGCAGAACATCGCCGCGCTTGAAGCGGTGCAGCCGGAGGCATGGGGCGCGGAAAGTGTGACCGCCTTGCTGGGTTCGTCGTGGATTCCATCGGATGTCTACGCCGATTTTATTGCACACCTGTCGGGCAACGCCGCCGAGGTGCGCTTCGCGCCGCTCACCAACAGTTTTAGCGTCAACGCGCCAACCACCACCCGCGCCAATGAGGAAGAATGGGGCTCGACCGGCTACAAGGCGGCCGAGCTGGTGTCGGACCTGCTCAACAGCAAGCCGATCCGCGTCATGACGCGCGACGCCAACGACAACCTGGTGGTGCACCGCGAGTACACCGACCTGGCGTTATTAAAAGCGCGCGCCATCGTCAATGAGTTCAACGACTGGGTCTACAAGGACGGCGAGCGCCGCGCCCGTCTGGTGGGCATCTTCAACGACAAGTTCAATACCCGCGTCAACCGCCAGCACGATGGCAGCCACTTGGTGTTGCCGGGCAAGGTGCCGGACGCAGTGATCAGCATGCGCCGCCACCAGAAGAACGCCATCTGGCGCGGCATTTCCGAGCGCTTTATGTTGGTCGACCACACCGTCGGCGCCGGCAAGACGTTTACCGCGATCGCGCGCGCCATGGAACGGCGCCGCATGGGCCTGTCCAAAAAGCCGGCCATCATCGTGCCGAACCACATGGTCGAGCAGTTCGCCGCCGACGTGTACCGCCTGTATCCGGGCGCCAAGGTGCTGGCCGCCGGCAAGAAGGATTTTGAACGCAGCCGCCGCCGCCAGCTGTTCGCCAAGATCGCCACCGGCGACTTCGACATCGTCATCATCCCGCATTCGTCGTTCGGCTTTATTGGCATCGCGCCGGAAACCGAAGAGCGCTACCTGCAGGCCGAGCTGGCGCAAGCCCAGCAGGCCGTCATCGACGCGCAGGAAGCGGCCGACGAGAACGGCCACGAGGGTTTTAGAAAACCGTTCGGCGTCAAGGAGGCCGAGCGTCTGGTGGACACCATCACCGCACGCATGGACGCCGTCAAGGGGAGCAAAAACCGTGACCGCCTGCTGACGTTTGAGCAGATGGGCATTGACGACATGACGGTGGATGAATTCCACGAATTTAAAAATCTTTGGTACTCGTCGCGCCTGACGGGCGTAAAGGGCATGGGCAACAAGACCGGCTCGCAAAAGGCGTTTGACATGTACAACAAGATCCGCGTGCTGCGCGATTCGCCGACCGGTACCGTCACCGCGATGACCGGCACGCCGATTTCCAACAGTGCCGTGGAAATGTACACCATGATGCGCTACCTGGCCGCCGGCGAGCTGCGCGACATGGGGCTGGAGCATTTTGACGCCTGGCGCGCCCAGTTCGTCAGTGCGGACGCCGGCTGGGAGCCGACCGAAACGGGCCGCTTAAAGGAAGTGAACCGTCTGGGCCGCACCTGGTCGAATATGCGCTCGCTGATGGACCTGTACTACAGCTTCACCGATTCGGTGGACAACGACGCCATCAAGGCCGCCTATGCCGAGGACAACAACGGCGCCGCCTTCCCGATCCCGCAAGTGAAGGGCGGCGATCGCCAGTCGATCGTGATCCAGCCGACCGCCGGCCAGATCGGCATCCTGAACGAGGTGCTGGATGGGTTCGACAACCTGGGCGACATCAAAGACCCGCAGGAGCGCAACAAGGCGCGCCTGCGCCTGATGGACCGCGCCCGCAAGGTATCGCTGGACGTGCGCGCGGCCGATCCGCGCAACACCAGCATGGAAGCGGGTGGCAAGCTCGACGTGCTGGCCGACAACGTGCACCGCATCTACCAGCAATGGGACGCCGATCGCGGCACCCAGCTGGTGTTCCTCGACCGTTCGGTCCCGAAGGCCAAGGGCGATGACGCCGTGCTGAAGGAGTACGACGCCCTGGTGGCGGCCCAGAACGAAGCATTGCGCGCGGGTGACGAAGCTGGCCAGCGCCGCGCCGGCGAGGCGCTGGAGCGCTTCGACCCGAACGAAATGGAAGAGCTGCGCGCCGCGCAGACGGGCGGCTGGAACGCCTATCAGCAGATCAAGGACAACCTGATCGCGCGCGGCATCCCAGCCGACGAAATCCGTTTTGTGCAGGAAGCGAACAGCGACGCCCAGAAAAAAGCCCTGTTCGACGCCGTCAACGACGGCACCGTGCGGGTCTTGATCGGTTCGACCCCGCGCATGGGCGCCGGCACCAACGTGCAAAAGCGTCTGGTGGCGCTGCACCATGCCGACGTGACGTGGAAGCCGTCCGACATCGAGCAGCGCGAAGGGCGCATCATCCGTCAGGGTAACTCGCTGCTGGACAAGTACGGCATGGACAAGTTCGCCGTCGAGATCCTGGCCTACGCCACCGAGCGCACCATCGACGCCAAGATGTGGTCCTTGAATTCGTCCAAGCTGCGCACCATCAACGGCATCCGCAAGTATGACGGCGCCTTCTCGATGGACTTTGAGGACGAGGAATCGGTCAGCATGGCCGAGCTGGCCGCGCTGGCATCGGGCGACCCGCTGTTGCTGGAGCGTGTCAAACTGATGTCGGAGATTGACAAGCTGGAGCTGCTCAAACGCCAGCATGCCCGCAAGGAATGGGGCATCATCAGCCAGATCGAGGACGCCGAGCGCACCATCGCGCGCGCGCCGGCCCGCATCGCCGCCCTGCAGCAGGACATGGGAGTGCTGAGCGCCGGCCAGGCGGCCATGGAAGCGGCCGCCGCCCAGCGCCGCGTCACGGTCGAGGGGCAGCAGTACAGCGACCCGACCGCCGCGCGCGCCGCCGTGCACGCCGCCGTCCAGACCCAGCAGCAGGGCGACGAGAAGGCCAAGGTATCGATCAACGTGGGCGGGCGCCGCTTGACCACGATGGACGGCGCCAACAGCGCCATCACCACGGCGCTGGGCGACAGCACGCCGTTTGCCATGACGGTGGGCGAGCAGACGCTGGGCGCGCGCACCGACGCGGCCCGCGCGCTGGCCAACATCGCCCAGCAGCAATCGAATAAGCTGGAGGCCGGCGAGGAAGTGACGGTACCGGCCGGCCGCTATCTGGGTCTGCCGCTGGAAATGACGGTGGTGCACAACAACCACGGCGGCCACTATGTCACCCTGGCGGTGCTGCGCGCCGACGGTTCGACCCTGCAGACGGCCGACACGAATATTCGTGCCGATACCGCCTACACCACCTCGTTCCTGCGCGGTGCGGTCGAGAAGCTGGAAGAGGCGCTGGAGCCGGGCCGCCTGTCGTACCAGATCAGCTATCAGGAAAAGGCGCTGGCCAGCGCGCAGGCCGGCCTGCCGGACCTGCAGGCCCGCAAGGGCGGCGCCTGGCCGCAGCAGGGCGAGCTGAACGCCAAGAACGAACGCCTGTCGCAGGTCATTTCGCTGCTGTCGTCCGGCGTGCAATCGAGCGCGCCGGGTGTGCGCTTCTCGATGAATCCCCTGATGAACGCCGACGGCAGCTACCGCCGCCAGGCGCCGGTGGCCGGCGGCGCGCTGTTTAGTCGCAAGCGCATCGACACCGACGACCAGCTGGTCAACGTGTACGCGCAGATCGCGCAGGACGACGACGCTTTCCGTATCCCCGACAGCGGCGCGCGTACCCTGGCCGGCGTGATGGCCGACATGGCGCCGGGCGTGGCCGTGGACGACTTTTATAGCGCGGGCCACCGTGAAGAGGGCGACCCGATGGCCGACCGCGTCTGGCATATCAGCGCGCAGGATGGCACTGGCGCCAACGCCTTTGTGTACCGCAATACCCGGGCGCGCCAGATCTGGCTCGACATTTCGAACTGGAAGGAAGGGCGCTCCGGCAACCGCATCTATCAGGCGGTGGCCACCTGGGCGCACAATACCGGCACCCAGTTCATCGGCGACCCGGCCGGCCTGTCGGACAAGGCACTGTACCGTCGCACCGAGCAGATGCTGTCGTCGGCGCTGCGCCATGGCACCACCCAGCACCTGGCGCCGCACGCGCGCCAGCAAGAGGCCACCCACACCAAGAACGGGGAAGCGATGCGCCCGGTTCATTGGCGCGATGGTCATGACGCAAAGAACTTGCGGGAACTGTTGCTTTCGTCCTACACTAACATCCGCACTGTCTTCCCTGAAATCGATGATGTCCATTACAACTTCTCCACCGGCCAGTTTGAGCGCGCGCCCGCATCCGTTCGCGCATCTGGCGGGCCATTACTGGCTGACCAATCCGCTGCGGGAGAACCAGTTGCTCAGCACGGGCTGGGAGCCGGAGCAGATCGAGGCGCTGCCGGACGATCAGTTGACGGCGCTGATGAAGGACAGGGGCAGCTCGCACGAGTGGCTGCAATTCCTGTCACTGACGCGGATTTCCGCGCTCTTGGGGAATCGGTTCGCCGAGCCTATGACGTACTCTTCCCTTCCGGTCGAGGAGCGTTTACGCCTCCGATTGGCGTGTCTGATCTTAAAAGAGCGGCTCTCACCGGTACCGTACTACGCGCAGAAGGAAGCGAAGTGGGGCGAGCAGTTCTGGATCACGTATCAGAGCGGCTGTTACAACGAGTAAGCCCGCAGTTGGCCGGCCTGCTGTATAGCCCGAGCGCGGACTACTTCCGCGAAAGTGACGAATTCTCCCCGGCCGTGATCGACGCGGTGCCCCATCACGGGGTGCTGCCGCTGGCCGCCACGCTGTCGGGCGCCGATCTGCTGCAGGCGATGAAAGACACCGAGCAGCTGAACCGCCAGCTGATCAAGGAAGGCATCGCCCCGGTGCGTGCGCTGCGCACGGCGCCGAGCAGTGACTTCGCCCTGGCGCGCCAGATCGGCGCCGCGCTGGGCATTCCGGTGCACTTTGTTGGGCAGAACAGCGCTTTTGAGGGCGTGGCCCACAAGGGCGTGGCCTTCCTGTCCGAGGGCATGCGCAACCCGGAGCTGGCCATCGCCGGCCACGAAACGCTGCACGCGCTGGAGCAAAGCAATCCCGCCCTGGGCGAGCGTCTGCGCCAGCAGATCCGCGCCTACCTGAAGGCGGGCGTGGTGCAAGAGCGCCAGCTGCAGGAATACGCCGCCAGCGGCTTCCAGGATGTCTCGCTGGAGAAGGCCGAGGGCGAGGTGCTGGCCGACATCAACGGCGCCATGTGGCTCGATCCGCAATTCTGGTCGGATCTGGCCAAGGCGGACGCCTCGCTGTTCCGCACCGTGGCCTACAAGTTCATGGAGCTGGCCGCCAAGGCGATCAGCGCCCTGCGCAGCCGCCGCTTTGACGTGGCGCGTCTGGTCACCGACGTGGCGGCGGTGCGCGCCATCATGGTCGATACCTGGGCGCAGCACGCCCAAGGCCTGCACGCGCGCGACGACATCAGCGCGCCGGCGGCCTTCTCGCCTGCGGGCGGCGACCATGCCGCAGCACTGGACAAGGCCCGGGACGCCGATCGCCAACTTGCCGAGGTTGCATTACAATACGGGGGCCGCGACGCCTACCTGGCGCAGAAAGCGGCCGGCGCCACGCTGCTGACCTATCCGCAGTGGTTGATCACCAAGACGCCGAATTTCAAGCAGTTTTATGGCGATTGGGAGGCCAAGCATGGACCCGCAGCAGACGCAGCAATTCATCTCGGCCATCAAAACGGCGAAGAGTACGGCGGACCTTACAGCGTTGCTGATGACGCTGCCGGCGGCACCCCTTCCTTCTTTGGCCAGTCCGGACCCGTACGAACGATTGGAGGCACTGGAGAATCTGCCGCGCGCGAGCCAGCCGTCTACTATCACGGAACTACGGCGGATATTGACGCCTTCGACCTGAACCACCCGGGCCGCAAGGACCACGGCTGGCTGGGCACGGGCGTCTACGTCACCAGCTCCGAGTTCGTCGCCCATGGCTACGCCGACATCAAGGGCACCGAGGGCAAGAACATCGTACCGGTGTTTGTCGCCGTCAAGAACCCCTATGTGGCCCCTGCCGGCCTCAAATCCAAACTGAAAAACGCCCCGCGCGAAGTGGTCGACGCCTTCACCGCGCGCCTGGCCGCCGATGGCCACGATGGGGTGGTGTTCGAAACGCGCGCCGGCGCGCAGGAGCTGGTGGCCTTCAACCCGGCCGCCGTCAAGTCGGCCATCGGCAACAATGGCGCCTTCGACAAGGGCAATGCCGACCTGCGCTTTAGCAAAACCGACGGCGCGGCGAAGGCGGTCAAGATCGCATGGTCGGACGACCATGAGCCGGGCCAGAACCCAGCGGGCATCAGCGCCTATGTCGAGGGCCACGAAGGCAAGGCCTTCATGTTCGCCGAGGATAACGCTGACGGCACCTACTCGATTCAGGAGTCGGGGCTGCCTCCCGAGCTGCGCGGACAAGGCTACGGCGTCAAGATGTATCAGGCCTTAATCGATGAAATGGCGCGCCGTGGCCAGGTGCTGACCTCGGATGTCTCCGTATCGCCGGCCGCCCAGCACGTCTACCAGGCGCTGCAGGATCGCGGCTACGGTATCGAGCGCAATCCCAACGTGAGCGCCGATCCGGACACGGGCGCGCTGGAGTCCAATGACGGCAAGCCGGTCTACCGCATCATCCCGCGCGATGGCGGCCTGCTGTTCAGTCGCGCCGGCATCGGCGAGGCGATCGCCAGCGCCGCCAACAACGCGGCCGCGCTGCGCCTGCCGGCCGGCTACCTTGTCGGCGACCTGTTCAACCAGTCGGGCAAGATCAGCTGGTGGCACAAGACCATCGGCACCATGGAGAACCTGGCCAAACGTCAGCCGGCCTTCGCCCGCGTGTACGACGCCGTGCAGAGTTTTATTGGCGACATTTCGCGCTACGCCGTGGCGGCCGCCGACCTGGCGCCGACGCTGCTGCCCAAGCTGGAGGATTTCAAGGACGTGTTCGGCAAGGACCGCAAGAAGCCGCTGACGGCCGAGGACACCAAGGCGATCGGCGCGCCAATCTTCGAAGGCACGCTGTCGTGGGCGCGTGACGCCAATGGCAAGCCGGTCAAGATGGAGGTGCTGGAAGCGCAGGCCGCGCAGCTGACGACCGAACAGAAGGCCCAGATCCTGCTGCAAAAGGGCATCATCGATGACGGCCAGAATCAAGCCTGGCTGGGCCAGTCGGGCATGATGTACCAGAACATCATCGACAGCAAATTTACCAAGACCCAGCTGGCCGCCGGCGTGGTCTGGACTGATCCGGAGCTGCGCGAGCTGTTCAGCCTGAACGATCACCAGATCGCGCTGTACCGCGAATTCCGCGCCGCCCTCGACAAGAGTTTGACGAACCTGTCGATCAGCGAAATGGTGAAGTTCGCCGGCAAGGATGCCAAAGGCATGCTGGAGCAGGCCATCGCGGCGCCGGACATCAAGGCCGCCGGCGAGCTGCTGCGCGACCACTTCATTGCCCTGGCCCAGCAGGAGCCGGACAAGGCCGACATGCACCTGACCACGGCCAGCCAGCTGATGGATCTGGCCGACAAGGGCGAGGATCTGATTCGCCGCGGCTACGCGCCGCTGTCGCGCTTTGGCAAGTACACGGTGTACGTGCAGCAGGGCGAGGAACAGGTGTACTTCGGCATGTTCGAAACCCAGTATGAGGCCTCCAAAATGGCGCGTGACATGGCCGCCGAGCATCCGGACGCCACCGTCACCCACGGCACCGTGTCGGAGGATGCCTATAAACTGTTCGCCGGCGTGTCGCCGGAAACGATCGAGCTGTTCGGCTCCATGGTCGGGCTCGACAGCCAGGCCAACGCCGCCAGCACCGAGGTGTACCAGACCTATCTGAAGCTGGCCAAGAACAACCGCAGCTCGATGAAGCGCCTGATCCAGCGCAAGGGCATCGCCGGTTTCTCGGAGGACGCCGCGCGCGTGCTGGCCGGTTTTATTTATTCGAACGCCCGCCTGACCGCCGGCAACGCCCACCTGGGCGAAGTGGACGAGGCGATCACGGAGATTCCGAAGCAGCAGGGCGAATTGACGGACGCGGCGATGCAGCTGCGCGAGTCGATCCGCAACCCTGAAGGGGGCAATAAACTGGGCGGACTGATGTTCGCGCAGTTCCTGGGCGGCTCCGTGGCGTCGGCCATGGTCAACCTGACGCAGCCGGTCACCATGACGCTGCCATATTTAAGTCAGTTTGGCGGCATCGCCAAGGCCGGCAGCCGCCTGGCGGCCGCGATCCGCGACGCCGGCAAGGAAACGACGGGCGAAGCGCACCTTGACGAGGCGCTGCGCTGGGCTGCCGACGAGGGCATCGTGGCGCCGCAGGAAGTGCACTACCTGCAGGCGCAGGCCGCCGGCAAGGGCGCGCTGCGCTCGGGCGACGGCACCCGCGCCGGCAACGCCCGCGCCGCCCTGAACAACGCCCTGTCCAAGGTCCAGCTGGGATGGGGGAAATTGTTCGCCATGGCCGAACTGACCAACCGCCGCGTGACCTTTATCGCCGCCTACCGCACCGCGATCGATGAGAACATCCCGAACCCGGCCAAATTCGCCGAAGAGGCGGTGTCCCAGACGCAGGGCACCTACAACAGTGGCAACAAGCCGCGCTGGGCCCGGGGCGCGATCGGCGGCGTCTTGATGACCTTTAAGCAGTATTCGATCGGCTATCTGGAGCTGTTGTCGCGCATGGCATTCGCCGGCGCGCCGGGCTCGAAAGAGCGCGCCGCCGGGCGCCGCGCGGCGCTGTACATGCTGGCCGTGCTGTTCCTGATGTCAGGCGCCGACGGCTTGCCGTTCGAAGCGGATCTGGAGGACGCGATTGACGGCCTGATGCAGCGACTGGGCTACAACTACTCGACCAAGCGCGCCAAGCAGGCGTTTTTGACCGACGTGCTGGGGCAGGGCGGCGCTGATTTTGCCTTAAAAGGCCTGTCGAGCATGCCGGGTATGCCGGTCGACGTGGCGGGGCGCTTCGGGATGGGCAACCTGATCCCGGGTACCGGGCTGCTGACGAAAAAGCAGTCCTATACGCAGGATCTGGGCGAGCTGGCCGGACCGGCCGGGGACATCGCCAAGCGGGCGTTTTCGGCCACCGGCAAGGCGCTGGGCGGCGACATCGCCGGCGCCGCCATGGACCTGTCGCCGGCGTCGGTGCGCAATGCCGTCAAGGGCGCCGACATGATCGCCACTGGCCAGTACAGCGACGGTCGCGGCTACAAGGTCAACGATGTCACGCCGATGGAAGGGGTGTTAAAAATCGTCGGCTTCCAGCCCAACAGCACGGCCAACATTCAGGACGCCAAGGGCCAGGCGCTGGACGCGATCGCGCAGAACCGCATGCGGTCCTCCGAGATTCAAGAGCATTGGGCGCAGGGCATCGCGGCGCAAGATCCGGCCATGATCGCTCAAGCCCGTGAATGGCGCGACGACTGGAACAGCAAGAACCCGGACACGCCGATCCGGGTCAACATGCCGGCGATCGCCAAGCGGGTACGCAGCATGCGTCAGGACGCGCTGAACCGGACCCAGAAGACGGCCCCGGCCGCGCTGAAGGCGACGGTACGCAACGAACTGTCGGAGGTACGCCACTGATGAAAAAAGCCCCTGTGTGAAAACAGGGGCTTTTTTTATGCCGGCAGCTGGGCTGCGTCCACGCGGGTATCGGTGTGGAACAGCGCGCAGGGCGGCGATTCGAAGAGGATGAGCGGGGCGCCGAACCAGCGCTGCGCGTCCCGCTCAATCTGGTGTTGCAGGCGCCGCAGCTCGGGCAGGATGTCCTCGCCGACGTGCTCCACCATCTGCTCCATGACGATTTTGACGGCGCGCGCGGCGATCCCCTGGGCCACGTCCAGGCTGCGGCCCTGCGGGAAGGTCGCCGGCCGGTACCATGGGTAGTTGGGCGGCGTGACCTTGAGCGGCAGGTGTTCGTCCAGTGCCTTGTCGATCAGGCAGAACCAGCCGACCGACCACAGGCCGGCCTGCGCGTCCCAGCTGGGAATCAGGCGCACGATCAGGCGCGACTGGTCCCACTTGTTGCGCATTGTCGCGCTGGTGTACTCGATCGGCGCCGGCGGCTTGCCCAGCGTTTCAGGAAACAGGTCCATGGTCAGCCTTTCATCGCCGCGCCGTCGAACAGGTCCAGCGTCCGGGTATCGTGCGCGCTGGCCAGCTTGGCCTGGTCATACTGGTGGATGCCCCACGCCAGCGCATGGCAGCACCATTGGAAACGCGGCGTGTACTCCTTGCAATCGACCTCCCAGAAGTCGTCAAATTCAAAGGTGAATTCCCGTCCGAAATAGCGGCGCCAGTTGTCATCCTGCGCGCCCGCATTGGGGAACGTGAAGCCGGACACCGCATCATAGGCGCGCACTTCGTTGTCATCCCCATCGAGGATGTCGTCCTTGACCGCCTGGCGCAGCTCGCGCAGCGCCTTGACGCCCATGGCGCGCGCGATGGCGTGCTGAACGCGCAGGGTGCTGATGGTGTCATGCGCAAAATCACGGACCCACGCGCGCACGCGCCGGCGAAAAGCGTCATGGCTGAACCGGCGAATGCCGCCGCCGCTGCTGCGCGTGTCGCTGGCCTCGCATTTCTCGGCCCAGTAGTGCAGGTCGATCTGGTAGGAGTGATCGGCGCGGCGGAAGAAGTCGAACATGTCGCGGGTGCGTTGAAACACGTAGGCGCCCATGTCGCCAGTGTAGGCGAGGTAGCCGGGCCAGGTCACCAGATCGAAGTGCATTTCGATGCTGGAGGGATTCCGGAAGCGGACATGGCGATACAGGCCATCATCGCGCACGATGGTCATTTCATGGCGGGCGACATCACGCAGGAAGCGCTCCGTGATCATGCGGCCTCCAGTTGCGGCTGAACCGGCGCGGCGCCCGGGTTGAGCGCGATCACCTGGTTCGGCGCGCGATCCCAGCCGCGCACCTCGTCGGCGGTGAACTTGCCCGCTTCGGACTGGTCGCGCGTATAGCCCCGGAAGCCGGTGCGGTGGTACACCTGATGTTCGCTGTTCCAGACCGTGTACAGGGCGGGGTTGCCCGGGAACAGGATATCGCGCAGCACGGCGGCGCGCTCAAAGCGCATCGCCTTGATGGCCGTAGCCAGCTCGCCTTCCAGACGCCGGCGCCGCTGCTCCCTATTGCGCTTGATGCGGGGATGCTCCGGGCAGCGCACGAAGATTTCGTTGTGGTAGAGATAGACGACGTGATAGCGCCCAGTGACGATCTGCCAGTTGCCGCCCAGACTGTAGAACGCCGTGCCGCAGATGACGCGGCCGGCGCGGTCGATCGCGTACACCAGCATGCCATTTTCCAGCGCCACGCCATCGGCTGAAAAACCTTCGCGGCGGTTGCCGATGCGTGCCCGGTCCAGTTCGGCGACGTAGTGGCCAGTGGTGCGGCGGCGGTGCGCCGCCACTTCCAGCGCCGTGGCGCCATTCACCCCCAGCACCGGGTCGGACGGTTTAAAGGCGTAGTCGGTCAGCACGTTGAGCAGGTAATCACGGATGCGGCGGCGCGTGCGCTCCATTTCCAGCCGCATCACATAGGGCATGTGATGCTCTTTCTTGTCCTGATAGCGCCCGCCATGGTCTGGCCGGTCAGGGGCATTCACGTTCTGGAACATGTCGAGATTGATGCAGCGACCGGACACGTCTAGATCGGCCTGCAGGTCGCCCTTGACGCAATAGCGGTGATTGCGTGCGAACGGCAGGCCGTAGCGATCGATCTTGTCCTGGGGGGTGGTGCAGGTCCACCCCAAGCGGTTCAAGGTGTTGACGATGCGGGCGAACACCTCGCGCTTGTACTGACGCTCCCACGCCAGTTCGGCCTGATAGTTGCCGGCCGACCGGGTAAAGCCGTCCTCGTAAATACTCAGGCTGGCATCGCCGAAAGCGATGGTGCCCGCGCGCGGTACGCGCCCCTTGACCTGCGCCATGATCAAGCCTCCGGCACGATCAGGGTGGTGTCGAGGGTGCCGGCGGCTTGATAGGACCGTGCCCACTTCGGCGCGATGCCCCGGCCGGTCCATACCTGCGAGGCGTCCGCAGGATTGCGGTAGCGCGGCGCCACCGCCTTGACGCTCTTGCCGGCCAGGCCCTTGACCAGCTCCTTCAGTGGTACGCCGGCTTCCTTGGCGATCGCGTGGATCTGCGCCAGCGCCTGTTCCTTGTCGGCCTTCTCGCGGTCGATCAGGGCGCTCTTGGCGCGGGCGATCAGTTCACGCAGTTCCAGCGTGGTCATATCCTTCAGATTCATGGCAGGGCTCCATTCAATAGTGGGTGAATTACAATAAAACGTTGTAACTATACCGACCATTTAAAGGACATGTCAAAGCCTATTTAAATCACTTTCAATATTTTATTTAAATGCGGGAGAATAAAACAGGGTCAGGCCGATTGGCGGGCGTGGGCGATGGCGCTTTGGGTGCGCAGGGTGGACAGGCGGGCGCGCAGGGCGATGACGGCGGCGCGGGTGGCTTCGAACTGGGCGCGGCGGGCCGCTTGCTGTTCAGGGGGCAGCGCATCGAAGGCGGCGCGCTGGGCGGCGATCTGCTCGGGCGTCAGGGTGGCGGCGGTGGCGCGCTGGATAAAATCGAAATTGCTCATGCTGGTTGGTCCTTGGCCAGGTAAAGGGGAGGGGAACAATTGTAGCAGGCGCAACAAATTTGCCGGCCCGAATGTGTACGGGCCGGCCGGTGGCAGGTCAGCGGAAGACTTCGTAAGCGTGGCGGGGCATGGGCTCGACCGGCGAGAACTCGCGCCGCAGGCGCTGCTGGTCGCGCCAGCGCCGCTCATCCCAGTCCATCGGCCCCTGCTGCTTCTTCAGCTCCAGCACCAGCGCCGGCGCCAGCTCGTCGGCCAGCTGGATGGCCAGTTCATCGGTCGGCATGCGCAGCAGCGCCTCACGGCTGACGGCATAGCGAACCTGGGAGCGGTCCAGCGTGACGCGCAGGTGCATCTGCCGGTGGACATCATCGTAGACGGAACCAATGCCCAGCAGGTGCATCATTTCGTGCTCCAGCAGCCGCATGGTGGCCGCTTCCGCGCGATAGTGGTCCTCGGCGCTGTAAGAGAGCAGCATCTGCGGCGGCTGCATCATGAACGTGTCATCGTGCAGGCGCTGGGTGATGCGCAGCACCTTATGCTGGGGCACGTTATGGGCCACGCAGGAGGCGTGCAGCATGCGCGCCAGGCGGCGCTGGAACTCGCGCGCCAGCACGCTGGTGCGGCGCTCCCACTCGATGTCCTTGGCGTGGCGCTCGTCCCTGTCGCGCAGCTCATTGACCAGCTGGTTGCGGTGGAGTGATGTTTGGTTGGCGCGCGCGCTCAGATCGGCATACGCGGTGCGCAGCGCCTGCAGTTCCTGCTGCAGCTGCGCCGTGATGCGCTTACGCTGGGCGCGGCGGTGGGGTCGCAGGCGGCGGATCATGGTTGCACCGGCTGGGTGGCGCTGATCACCAGCAGGATGGCGGGCGCCAGCAGCAGGGACAGGGTGTGGGCCAGCAACAGCCAGGCCAGCGGGCGCACGATGGCGGCCTCGGTCGGGGAATAGGTCATCAGCTTCATGGCGGCGTTTTACTCGTCGGTGGGGGTATCGGGTGCGGCGTCGTCCTGCGGCGCGCTGGCGGCCGTCTGCTGGGCCGCAATGGCATCTTCGTTGAGGTGGTATTGCAGCGTGCCCGTAAAATCGATCGCGGCCTGCGTGGCGCCCAGAAAATCGCCATCAAAGCCGGGCACGCGGCGCCGGATCACGTCGGCGGCCGCCACCTTGGCCTCGTAGCCGGCATGGGCCATCCAGGCCACCACCGTCATGGCAAACAATTTTTTCTCCAGCGCGACGCACTTGTCGTGGCCGTGCACCTGGCCCATCGGATCTTCCTTGTCCGGCCAGTAGGCGCTATCGGGGGCGGTGGATTGCTCGGGTGGGGGTGCTTGCTCGCCGCGCGCCAAAAAGCCGTACATGCGGGCGGGATCGCCGGCGGGGTGGAGAGTGTTGGCGAGGCGGCGCAGCTGGTGGGCGAAGTAGGTTGCAACGGTCATGGCGGCTTTCTGAAGGTTAGGAAAACCGCAGTGTCAGGCCATTTATTCAAAAACTTGGAATTCAGGGGCGGGGGCCGCCCCGCCGG